TCATTCGGCAAAGGCGATCGGCGGAAACCCACAAGCTTGCAGCACAGACAAGAAGCGATCGCGCTGCTCCTGGTCGTACTGCTCCTGAATTGCTTGTACAGCAAACGTGAAATCAGCAAATCTGTTTGCATCCGTTTGCCCAGTGTTGGCAAACGAGTGGGTAATGAGCGTCAAGGTGTTGGGGTTGTTGAACGCCACTCCAAACAAATCTGTGCCGCGCAAAGTATTTTCCAGGTCAACCCAGCGGTAATTCGTTACGGGATCGGATGGAAGAATGGCTAATGCTTCCAGGTATGTCGCTAGTTCGGGGCTATTCTCTGCGATCGCCTCTAAGCCGTCTGGCGAGGGTGAAGGTGGAAAACGGAAGAATTGCGCGATCGCTCCGTCTGTTGTGCGGGTAATGTAAAGCATGTTAGGGTCTGGAATAGCGATAGCTGACGGCAGCAGCGTAGATAAGGTTTCCAGGTGTGCTGACCTTAGTAATGTTTAGGCGGAAAAGTCCAAAGTTGGCGAAAGTAATGAGTGTGTTTAGAGTTACTGTACTAAGAGCAAAAACACTGTTTGTTCCAGACTGATTACTAACAGCCGATCCCAAATTATTAACAGTTGATGTATTTTTGGTGATGTAACTAAACTGAGCAGTCCAATAAGCTGTGGACGTTAAAGAACTTGAGTTAAGTAAGATTGATGCCGCCTCAGCATAAATGTCGTAATTATTATTGAGGGGAATACCATCATAATAAATCGAGTTTGCTGAAATCCCAGTGGAAGTAGACCCCCAAGATGCCTTAAAAATGGCAAGGCTTTTCCACGTTGATCCATCCCAATACCAATCCATCAATGGCAAACCGGAGCTATCTAGCTCGCGCCACGTTGCGCCTGTGCTGGGGCTACCAGGAGCGTTGCCTGCATAATAGCCAACATACGTAAAACCGTTGTTGAGGACAACAGTCTGCGCTACTGTGGGATTCCCGCCACGCGGATGGAAATAGCCGCGAGTGAGGAGTTGGGTATTGACCCCACTCACAGCATTTGCCTTGCAGCGCACTTGGGCACTGGTGTTGGTCCCGACCACGTAAGGGACAGAAGCCGTGATAAAAGCAGCGGGAGTTGTGGCAAAGGCTGAAGAGTAGCCGTTGAACACGCTGGTGGTGATCGTAAGATCCGGTGAGGCGGGGTCGCTGAGCCAAAAATAGAGGTTGCCTGTGCTACTTTGTCGTCCCCAGAAAACATCTAACTTCGCTTTCAGTGCAATTCCAGTTGGTACCGACAGCGTGTAGAGTGTTGCTGTCGTCGGGATACCTGTTGAAACGTCCGAGTAGGGAGTTCTAAAGGTGACTTCGTTGCCATTCTGGTCGATCGGCACCATCTGCGTGGCATCGGTCAGCAGGGACATGTGCAAGCGTAGATCCCAGACGTTGCTGCTGCCGTCCGTAAACGTGGTCTGTGTCGCTGACGTATGGAACCCGTGATCAACTACGCCATTTGATCGCCGTCGCATCACGTAGCAATGCAGGGTTGTGGAGGCTGGGAAGGATGAGCCAGTGAGCAAACCGCCAGCATTAGTGCCGATCGCCCAGGCTGCATTCAGCCGCTTGGTAAAAGCAGCGCTGGTGACGGTGTAGCGCACACCTTGCACGTCGATCGCCGCTTTGCCCGCCGTCAGGTCAACGTATTGCGGATTGCTGCCGTTTTGTGAGCACTCAAGACCTTCAACCAGCAAAAATTGAGCGTCAGTGGTCAGATACGGCAAGCTATCTGGCGTTGTTAGCGTGTCGCCAGCTTGCAAGTTTTGATGCCGTCCCGTTGATGGGTCGAGCGCGACGGGTTTGCGAGGTGCCATTTACTCTAGAGCTGAAACGGTTCGTTCAGTTGAAGCTCAAAATCAGTTGATGAGAGAGCGGTGCCAAGCTTCTGCACATAACCAGAAGTGGGTGGAGTCGTCACCACCATCTGCCCCGCCGCCGCTTGCGACAGAAAATAATCTGCGCCAGGTGTCAAGCCGCCAGTTTGAGTTGTCACGGCATCCCATTGCGCCGTAGTGAGAGTGAGAGTGCCGTCTTTTCTCACTGCGCCACTAGCCGCTGCCGCGATCGACGCAGAAGTAAGCCCGATGGTTTTAGTCGTTCCTGCCGCATTGGCACGCGCTAATTGAAAAGCATTTGTAGCCGAAATATAAACGGGTGAACCAGGTGGCGCTGTTGACGCGCCACCGTTACTCAAGCTAACTTCATCGGCTGTATTAATCACAGCATCAAGGGTATCTCCAGTCTGAAGATTTTGATGCCTGCCAGTAGCCGGATCAAGTACAACGGGTTTACGTAGTGCCATCTGCTGTTCCTAAAGTTGAAAGGGTAAAGATTCAAGATCAATGCGTAGCTTTTGAGTCGTCAACGCTTGCCCGATCGACACAACAAAGCCAGCGATCGGCGGGGTTGTGGTTAAGGTTCCGGGTGTAAGCCCAAGAAAATAAATTTGTCCAACCACCAGCGAAGAAGTGCCGACGATCGCAGTCCAATTGCTTAACTCCAGTACAGCGCCAAACTGGTAAGTAGCACTGAAGCCGATCGCTGCTGCGGTGACGCACAACCCGCAAACTTGTGCTTCTAGCGCGTTGTCAGCCTGTGCCAAAGCGACATGACCGTTCGCTTTGAGGTAGAGCGGTTGCCCAGAGAAGCAAACACTATCAGTCTCAGCATCGGCAGTAGAAATAGAACCGCCACCACCCGGAACCTCAGGGCTTGCGTCCAAATTGAGCGTGATAAATTCACGCACGTTTGTGTCAACGTCGATTGCCAGCAACCTGAGATTAGTCATGCTCCAAAAATTCCCACTGCGGCGAAAGGATGAGGGATGAGGGATGAGCGGTCAGCCTTTCCCTCAGCGCGGCATCACCTTGAAGCGTGGCGTGGCTCCCCGCGCCTGCTGCACTGTCACTCGATCGCCCACTTGCACCGCTCCATTCGAGTCAAAATCGCCATACAGCAGCGATCCATCCGCCAGTTGCACCTGATGTTTGCCATTGCCGTAGCCTTGATATTGTCCAGTAGTGGCAGGTGGTTGGGGTGCGAGCGCTGCCTGGTTGTAGTCGGCGTTGGCGGTGTTGAGGTTGCTGAGGGCGCGATCGACCAGAGGATCGCCGTTATAGGTTTGTCCAGCGTTGTAACTGGTCATGGCTAAGGGTGGTAGGAAGGTTGTCCAATTAGAGTGGCTCTAGTGCGTTGGGCGGCAGGAATACCGTAAACTTTCACTTTGCTCACACGTTGCTGTGATCCAGCATAGTCGTAGGTATAAACCTGAGCCGTAAAGGTTGATTGTGTAAGAGCGTTGGCTGCGATCGTGGTTGCATCGATAATTGTAAATTTGTCATCAAAACAATCAAAGTAGCCATATGGCATACTGCTTCCATCAACTCCTGTGTCAAAGATGGCTGAATCATAGGTGATCAACGTTGTTGTGCTTGGGTTGTTTGTAGAATCGGTTTTGCCCCCAACACCTTTAGATCCATCCGCCGTGATGGCATAGGGAAGGTACGCAGGGTTGTAACTAATAAACGTTTCAGGTGAAACCAATGTAGGGGTTAAATAATGCTTAAAAGCAATATCACCATTAACGCCACCAATGAAATCATTTTGAAAGAGCCTCCCCCAGAAGCTACCTGTGCCACCACCAGAAGAGCCGTAGGCACCCCGCGACCAGAAGCTATATCCGTGCGGGTTCAGAGAGAGTGTGTCGAAGCCTGTGTTTGGGCTGTCTGTTGAGTGATGCTCATAAATCAGCCCAGCTTCAGTAAGCGTATAGTAATAGCCATCGGCAACAGAGACATCTTTGCCGTAATCAAGCCAAAACCGATTACTACCTGGATTTTTAAGGGTAAATTGTTGATCGCCTGGGTCTATCGCTTTAATCTTGATGGGTTTCGGTTGCCACCCACCGAGCCACAAGTCTTTGCTGTCATTGTCGTTCAGCATTGAGTACAGATACTTAATTTTGCCGCCTAGCTTCACCACAGGTACCGCTGGTACCGATGGCTTCACTCGTGGCACACCATCCACATATTGTCCCGTTGTCGTTACGCGCTGACCGTTTTGCAAAAGCCCATTGGTGACAGGAACACCCGTTGCTACCGGATCTTGCCCCAACCGCTGCACCTGATACTTGCCGTCTGCAAAGCCAGTAATAAAGGTAGGTGCTTCTGTAAGTACTTTTTGCTGCTCTTCACGCTGCTGCTGCTGATTGTAGGCAGTGTTGGCGTTGTTCTGGTTACGCAGTGCTCGCGTGGTAAGGTCATCCATCAAGCCGCGTTGACATCGGCATTGTTTCCGCCCGCGTTAATTGCAGCTTGGAAACTATAGGAAGTGCCGTCCGGGATTGTCGTGGCTGATGTTTGTGCTTGAAAACAGAACAAATTCCCAGCAGTGCCAGTCGCCGCAGTGTTGGCAATCAGGACAGCTTTGTCAAACACAATCGCGCCACCTGACGCAGAAAAGGTAACGGTAATGGGCGGTAGTTCGTAGCGTGACTGTCCGTTGTCATAAGCCCCTGTTCCGGGGTTGTAGTTGGCACGAGCATAGCCGTTACCTGAGACTTCTTGAGCTAGGACAGCGCTCAATGAAGTGGTAGCGTCGATCGTGCCACCATTGGTGAGGATCAGATAAAAACCTGTCGCGCTTGGTGGAGACGCAGCATTGAAGTAGGTTTCTAGCATGTTGCCAAGGGCAACATTAAACAGGGTGACAGCCATTGCACAAGCCGTAAGGGTTCGTGCTGATAGTTCCTACCGCTTGGCTGAATGGGCGATCGTCAAACTCTCTTGGCTAAAGCTTGAAGGCTATCAACTATGCCTGCTAGACTTGTCTGTTTTGTGTTTTATTTTCCTAAATCTTCAAAATCACCAGTGCAAGCTGGCCCCGTTTCAGTTGCGAAAACAATGCCTGCCACGTCACCAGCATGAGGAGTCTTCGACTGGCATAGCACAGCAAGCGTTGTCGCCTCCCCATCCGCCAATCCGGTCGTTGTGCCAACGCCTACGCCGCCTGTGTGCGCCCGTAGGGTATTTGTAAACTTAGGGTATGACACGTTAGCTACGGCTGTCTCGGCAGCACCTTGGATCGCATATGTGTAGTTATTGGTATCGGTTTTGATGCCTAAACCAAGCAGCGACACGTCTGAAGAAAAACTACTTTTTTCTAAGTAGTAAGCTTGCTGCGATCGGTTCATGGAACCAACATATTGTTTAGATTCAGTTTCTTTAGCTTTGTTTGCCTGGTTCAAAAAGGATGGCAAGGCAATGGCTGACAATATACCGATGATGATGATTACCACCAACAGTTCAATTAAGGTAAAACCTTGCTCGGTACTGCAAAATGAGTTGATCGGCTTGCATTGAGAAAGTGACATAAGAACTCCTGAACTAAGAATTAGGGAAAGTACCATTTGGTACGGCTGAACCGTCTTTGCTCTGTCCTGTGGTTAGACGCACTTCGTCAAGATAGCCAGGGAAAAAAGAACTACCATCTTTGTCAATACCAATACGCGCTTGCGCCAAAGTCGTGCCGTAGTTTGCCGCTGAAGTTGTGTTTAACCGTCTAACACCGTCAATCCAACCCTGTACAGACGATGTGCCGCTACGACTGATGACAATGTAATGCCAGTCATTTAACGAAAAACCAGCGGTACCACTTGCGCCCCCTGTGTTGGAATCGTCAAGATAGAACCCGTTGGAGTTATCTAAGTAAAGTTGCAGAGTTGAGTTGCTAAAGCTAGGCGAAGTTGGGTGCAAATTCAGCCAGCTATAGCGTCCTGCTGCTGTCATATAAACCCAACTTTCAAAAATCCAGTTACCACTACCAGGACTAAGAACAGCATTGTTAGGCAGTATCAAATAATCGGTTGAGCCATTGAACGCGATCGACGTACTACCGTATTTGAATTGAGTCGAGCTTGTGGTTGGCGTACCGCCGCGAGTGATTGTATTGGCATAACTACTGTTATCGGTAAACGTTGATCCTCCCGAAAGACCTTCTCCGTGCAGCAGCAGACGAACGTTGCTGTAGGAAACACCGTCTGCGGTGTAATCACCACCGCCACCGGACAGTCGCGCCTTACTTGAGGCACCAGCACCAATCACGCTAGGAAGAATGATCACGCAGTTAAGTCTCCCATCAACACCCAAGCATCAGTGGCAGTCTTCCAAAGCGTCGCAGGACTGCCCGCTGTGCGTAGCTTGACGTGACTCCCCTCTGACACTACTGTTACAGGACTGGAGTAAGCAACGGTGACTTGTCCCGCGCCCAATTGGGCGAACAAGATTTGTGAGCCGATCGGGAAGGCGACGGAGGCATTAGAGGGAAGAGTGAGCGTGATTGAAGAAGCGTTATTAAGCGTCACGCCTGCCACTTCGTCACCGATCGACAGAGTGTAACTTGTGCCTGTCTGTGTGTTGGGGGCGCTTAGACTGGTTACCTTAATTGTTGGCATTAGCCCACCTGGAAAGTGATTGATTCAATTTGAATTGTGCTGACTGTCAAAGAATCCAGTGCGAATGTAATTTCGTCTGTAATCTCTAGATAAACGATTATTCCTGTTACTGCTGCACCGTCTAAAGAACCACCAAGCTTAAACCCGCCAATTAAAGGAACAGTGCGACTTTCAATGTTCCCACCGAGGCGTACACCACCCAAGTACGATCGCGTGATACCTGCAAACGCCGCTATTCCTCCTACTTTGATCCCGCCCATTAGATTTATGCGCGGTCCCGCTACAAACCGCCCGCCTGCTTTTACCCCACCCCTGAAAGTTGTTGTAACGATTGGGCTTAGCCGTCCCCCTAGACGCACACCACCCCTAAACACGTCTGAAACGGTGCCCAGGTCATAGGGGTAAACGCGAATATTGCCGCCGAAACAGATGCCGCCATCAAAGGCAACGATCGGGCTATAGGGCAATTTCACAGCAGTTGTTCCTACTGCCACAGTTGCTTGCCAGATGCCTTCACAGCTCACCACCGCCCGATCGGGGTCGTGGGTAAAGCTAATCGCGTCTGCCTGATAAAGGTAGGTAGTGATGTCTGGTTCGGTGCAGCGCCAGTTGCTTAAGGGTGAAAAACCATTTAAGAACCGTTCGTCAAACGGCACCAGGATGGTCTGCCCCTGCCTGCGACCAATCAGCAGCGCCCCTTCCATCTGCGCGATCGCGTCGGCTTGCTCACTGGAGACCATGTACTCCACTTCAATAGTCCGAAACCGCTTCTGCTCGTTGCTGCCAGCAGGCGTGCCAAACAGGGCGCGTCCCTTCACCTGAATTTCGATTTCGGTATAGCGCTCCGGACGGCGCTCTGGTGCGGATGGCTGTTGCCCGCCGACGGCGCTCACCTCTGTCCTGGCATCGGTTGTCACCAGCGCTAGCTTGCTCAGCAGCGAATTGAAATTAGCCGCCGCTTCAGCGTTCGCTGTGATAAACGACGATCGGGTAACAGTCGTTTTTTGCCACTCATAGCCCCGCACTTTTGCCGATTTCTCCACGACCAGCGCAGCCAAATTGAGCGCTAAGGGGTCAGCCAGCACAGTCAAATCTTCGTTGGGCGCGATCGCAGCAACGGGAAGCTTTGTGGCGATCGCCTGCCCCGCTACCACTTGCGTTTGATAGTTAAAGGCGTATTGATCCGCCACGCTGCCATCTTGCGGGTTGGGATAGTCCTGATAGGTGAAGGTGGTCGTCTCTTCAGAGGCAGTAGCGGGCTGAAAGCGATCATAGGAAAGCCGCTGTTCTTCTGTTAAATTTGCCCACCATGCAGCAGCAGCAGCGGCTACAGGGCGTAGCGTCACCCGCAGAATCTTGAGCAAGCGCCCCGTGGGTCCCGGTTCGTAAAAGTAGGTTGTGGTGCTGTCGCTGGAAAAGGTGAGACGCAGACTACCCGGCTCTTCGACAGGATAAACCACGCCAGCCGTTTCCTCGATTACTTCCTGTCTGTATTTGGAGCCACCATCCTGGCAATCGGTAATCGTCGTGCGCCGCAAGACAGTCGTACTCACGGTGCCGCCACTGACAGACGATTGATATTCTTCGTCCGGGTTGCTGGTCAAGCAACGCCAGGTGTCAATGCCGATTTTGTCGATGCCCACACACCGCAGCTCTTCTACCGGGGTCTCTGCTCCTTCAGACGGCTGATAGATTATCTCGCCGCCACCGGGTCCGATCGTGATATCTACAACAGGCGTTGCTGTAGGGTCAAGCCGTAGATCAAGCGCTTGAATCTGTCCCTGGTTATCCTGCCAGAGCGCTTTCTGTCCGGCATACGCCACCTTGCCCGCTTGCTGTACATAGCTCCCACCAATTTTGGGCAAGGGATGGGCGATCGGGTAGGCAGGCACCGCTCCCACCCATGTCGTGATGCCTGCTGCTGCAAGTATGGGCGCGATCGCGTCCGTGCGACTGGTTGCTACACCCAGCACAATGCCCGACTTATCGTTGTCCGGCTCGGCAAAGTCTCGTAGTGCCAGCAGACACCCCACTTGCAACACCAGATCCGGTGTGTCTGGATGGGGTGGCAATGCTTCTTTGAGGATATACAGCCAGCCGCAGGGATGCGGAGTATACGTCACACCATCCAGCGATGCCAGGACTTTGACGCTCTGCCCACGATGCCAGCGCTGGGCATTTAAGCGTGGATTCATGGATTCCGGCGCATAGTCCCAGTAAGTCAGCGTGAGCGTGCCCGTGATCGGCAGCAATCCAGAGCGATCGCGCTTGGGTAGGCTGACATCAAAACTCTTCAACGTCTGCGACCAGTCCTGCTGATCGCTGCCAATCAAGATTTTCAGCCAGCAAGCGGACGCATTGACCGTCATGGCGCTACCTTCCGATCGCTTTCTTCCAGCGCGACCACCGCCTCTACCCGCGCTCCTTTGCGGTTAAATTTGGGCGGTTGCGTAAACCGAAAGTAATATTGCGCGAAGTAGCTGATCTCAGTCGCGCTGATGTTGCTGACGGTGTTGAAAGGTGCGGGCGCAAGCGCACGGGTGCGAGAGCCTTCCTCCTGAAACTCAGTCGTGGTATCAACCACTAGCGTTTCAACATTTGCCACAGGCTCACGCGCCTGTCTACGCTTCTCCTGCCGACGATACAGCCCGTCTAAAAGCTTCCATTCGTCCCACTCCAGAAAGGCACTGAAAACCAGGATGTGGGGCGCTTCGTAAACCCGACCGTACCCGACAAAGTTGCCATACGCCGATCGCTGGCTGGCTGGCTGCTCAACAATCAGGCGTGGAAACGCATCGCCTGCAAACTGATAGTCGTAGATGGTTAGGCTTAAGTCGCCTAGCGTGAAGCTGATGTATTGATTACTCATAGTCCTGCCTGTCCCACCAGGCTCTTGCTGGCATCTGCCAAGATCTTGGAGGCATCGGCGACGGGGTTTGCCGTGATCGCCGTGACGTTAGGGCGGTTCATCGAGTTAGCGAGGCGTTCTCCAAGACGGTCGATCGCGCTACTCAACGTACTGCTCAACTGCTGCAAACCGCCACCCATACCTTGCCCTGCCGCTTCCTGTACAGGGTTCCCGGTGGGGATGCCGTTGGGTGCGGTAGCAGCCACAAACCCATTGCCGCCAAAGGTTTGACCGGCGTTGTACGTCACGCCTGTAAAACCGCCACCTGCGGCTCCACCGTTGGGGTCAATACCACCAATAACTTTCACTTTGGCGGCATCTGCCGTCTCTGCCAGCTCTCTGGCACGTCCCCTACCCGCCGCCGCGTTCTGCTCGGACTGTGCTCGTTCCGCTGCCGCCTGCTTGATGTCTAGCGCTCCTAAACCTAGCTGCCCTACCTCTCTCTGAGTGGCGGCGTTTGCCTGAGCATTACCAATCTGAGCGCCCGTGATGGCAACGTTTTGAGATGCCAGTGCAACCCCTTGTTGAGCATTGGCAATCTCATTGGCATCGCCCGTTTTGAGCGCTTTGAGTAGGGCTGACTTCTGCTCATTCTCGGCAATCCGAGCGCTCATATTCGCCCGTTGTGCCTCCAATACGTTATTGCGGGCAGTCACTTCAGCCTGCCGCAGCTTTAGTTTTTCGGTCTCTCGTTCGGCATCATTCTGCTTTTGCAGTGCTCTCAGCTTTTCGCGATCGGCAGCAGCTTCGGCGGACTGTTTGATCTGCACCAGCTTGACTAGATCGGCATTGTTGACCTTACCGCTAATGCTTAGCCCAGCAAGTTGCCCAACCTGTGCTTGTAGCACCTGCCGTTGATTGGTCCCCAAGTCTTTACTCTGGAGTTTTTTGAAAGAGTCAACTGCTTCCGAGGCGCGATCGACCGCAGCCTTCAACTGCTGCTGACGCGCCTCTGACACCGCAGCGCTCACCTTTGCTTGAGCCTCTACCAGTTGGCTTTCGCGTTGAATGCTGCCTGCCAAGAGGTCATTGCTGGCTTTCTGCTGGTCAATCCCTGCATTAGCGGCGGTTAGCTGCCGTTTCTGGGCGTCGGCAACGTTCTGAATCCCCCGCAAAACTCGTTGTGTTTCCAGGTCTTGAATTTTGGCTCGCTCAGCATCTTGCTTTTGCAGGTTTTCGGTGATCTGGTTTTCGGCTTCCCGCGACCCGATGACTTTATCTTGCTGTAGCTTTTTAATCTCTTGCAGGTCAATTTGAGCTTGTGCTAAACGCTTCTGCGCGGCTTCGGCTTCGATCCTTTGGATCTCAGCCTGCCCACCTTCGCCAACGACACCATCGCCTGATAGCTGCGTTTGACGTGCAGAAAACGTTTGAGCCGCTGTGGCTCGCTCGATCGCAGCGTTAGCGACTTTACTACGCTGCTCAAAATCAGCTTGCTCGCGTTGGCGACGGATGCCCAGCAGTTTGACACGTTCATTGTCGAGGGCTTGCTCGATCGCCAGCTCTTTTTCAGCAGCTTCACGGGCATCTAAAACGCCCGCTGCCCGCTGTTGCTTCGTGGCGGCTAATTCTTTTTGCTTCTGAGCAATGGTGTCGGTTGCCGTCCGCTCCTCAATCTGGCTCGTTTCAACGGTGCCACTCGCACTCGATAGCCGCGAGGCATTGGCGCGTCTAGCAATTGCCGCTTCTGCCTGTTTATTCTGGAATTCAAACTGTTTGAGCGTTTCCCGATTGGCAGCATCACGCGCCTTGATCTGGTTGTCCAGGTCGGACTTCTCCGCACTGGCAAGTTTTTTCTGAAGCTCCGATCGCTTGGTTGCTGCTTCCTTAGCCCCGATTTGCCCCGTTTTCTCAGCGGCATCAATCTGCGCGATCGACTCCTCAATCGCTTTCACCTTGCCCTGGCTCTCTTTTGCCTGAATTTGGGCGATCGCGGCTTCAGTCTCCTGAGCGGTTTTAGTGCGGGAAAGTTGGGCTTTTTTGGCAAGGGCGATTTCGCGATCGGCTGACTCGGAGAGCTTATTCTCCTTCAGCGTTAAATCACGGCTGAAATCTTGAATGTCTTTGAGCTGCCCCGATGCCGTTTTTTCAGAGGTATCGACACCTGCTCCCTTACTGCTACTGCCTTCACTTGTCGCAAGACTCTTGCTGTCAACCTTGAGATCAGCCTTTGCCTCTGCTGCTTTTCTGACCGCTCGTTCTTGAAAGGTTTCCTCTTCTGGCGCACCTGCATCACGCTTAGCCGCTGCCGCTTTTTGCACTGCCGCCGCCTGAAAATCTGCCTTGGCAGCATCTTCGTCAGGTTTCGCTAATGTCCGTTTGCGAACTTCGTCTAGCTGCTTTTGGGTCTCCTCAAACCGGATTTTCTCAATTTCTTGTGGCTTGATCGAGCCAAAGGTAAGGGGTACCCCACCGATATCGGTGGTTAAGCTTTGCCGTCGCACTCGCGCCTGCGTCCGTTTTTCCGCAGCATCAGCATCGGCTTTGGTGCCCCCCGCACCCTGAATTGCCTTACTCGCGCCTTCTTTGTCGCCAGCATCAGGATTGAGCAACCCTTTCAGCCGTTGAGCGCCTTCGCCCAGCTTGTCTACAACCTTGCCTGCAACTCCAACCGCCTCATTCAGCAGTTTGACAAACTCCACCGTGCCCGACACCAGATCGGCGATCGCGCGTGGGTTCTCCTTCAGATACTCCGTGAGCGATCGCGCACCGCTGGCAACGTCATCTGCCAACACCTTGCCTGCTTCACCCAACGCCAGCGCTAACTCTTTCGCCAGATCAGGATCTTGTTCCAGAGAAAGCTTAAAGCCTTCGGCACTGCCCTTCAGCCCATCCAGCAACCCACTGGATTTAAGGATTTCATTGGCAGTATCGGTGCCTAACTTGGCTAAGCCCTCAAAGGCAGGCGCGATCGCCTCACCCAGGTTGAGCTTGAGCGTGGCAACCGACCCTTCTAAAAGCTTGAGTTGCCCTGGTAGCCCGGTAAGTAGTTTCTTTGCCGCTTCACCCGCTGCATTATCTTGCGATGCATTATTAATTGTCTTGAACGTGCTGTCGATCTTTTCCTGAGAGGTTGACAACAGCGCTAAAAGCGGTGCTGCTCCACCATCGCCAAAAATGGCTTTGACTAGAGACGCTTGCCGTTGTTGGGTTAGACCAGACAAGGATTTACGAAGCTCTGGAATAAGCGCTTCCAGGCTTCGCATTTTACCGCTGGCGTCAAAAACACTCACCCCAAGCTGCTCTATGGCATTCTTTGCCTCGGCGCTGGTCGGTGCCGCCAAGCTGCTAATGATGGTTTTGACACCTGTTCCGGCTGCTTCCATCTGGAAACCTGCCGATCGCAGCAAACCAAACGTGGCTGCTAACGTTTCAAAGCTCTGGTTGTTTGCCTTCGCCACACCACCAGCTGATGAGATGGCTTGCAGCAAATCCTGCGCATCCGCCGCTGTCGCGTTACTGGTGGCGGCGACAACATCAGCCGTTTTCTTGGTGTTGGTGCCAAAGACGTTAAATGCTGCCCCTGCCACCTCTGCCGCTTTGCCCAAGTCGGTCAGTCCAGAGGCTTCAGACAGCCTCACCACGCCTTCAACCTGCTCTTTAGTATCTTTGGCACTAAAGCCAAGCTTGGCAAGCTGTACTGCCGCCTCACCCACCTGTACAGGGGTTTTAGAAGTCTCAATGCCTAAACGCTTGGCTTCGTCAGCCAGGGCTTTGGTTTCTTCCTTCGTGGCGTTGGCAACCGCGCCAAAGGTGGTGAGCTTGTCCTGAAAGGCAATGAACGTATCCAAGCCTTCTTTGACGGTGCCCGTAACGGCTCCTACAGCTCCTGCTACCGTGCCTTGAATGCTGTTGGCAAGGTTGATGCCAATGCCTTGCCCAATGCCTCTGCCAACTTCACCGAGCGCTTGCTTGGCAAAGTCACCCAGTTCTTTCAGTTTCTGTTTCGCAAGGCTGGTATCGGCATCGATCGGTGTCTTTACTCCACGCCCCGCCTGTTTTGCTAGCCCATCCAGTTCGCCTTTTGCCTTAGCTGTATCGGCTCCAACCTTAAGATTCGCGTCTTTGCCAGCGATCTGCTGTTGAGTCGCTGCAACCTGGGCAGGAATGTCTTTGGTATTTAAGACCGCCTTAAATTCTACTGAGCCTATTTCCACAGACAGCCCCTACGCTACGTGCTCAAAGTTCCTACTCAGACGCAGCCGCCTCCAGCAAACGCCGATCGAGCCACTCCACTACCCATCCCGGCAGCTTGCCTTCATCCCATAGTCTGAGTGTCGTTCGCGCGGCTGCTACAGGCACCAATGCTTTAGCCTCGCGCTGGTAAAGCGCAAGGGCATAAGGATTCACAAACTCAGTCGCTTCGGTGGGGCGCTTGACCCCATTGCACCCCGCGATCGTGGCGGCTACTCCATGCAACGGAGTGGCGATACTATTCGCCTGCTGCAATTCACGCTCATTGAGATAGGCGATCGCCCCGCTAATGACCTTTACACCGCAACGGCTAAAGCTGTCGTCTCCAAATTTTTTGTTACTGGGGAAGTCGTAAGAGAGTCGCCAGAAGATTTCCGTCCAGAAGTCTTGAGGGGCTTTTTTGCGGTGGTAGCCTCTGTCTCTGTTTCCATTTCAGAAGTAATTGTGGCAGTTTGCCAATGGGTACGCTCGCCAATAAAGAAATTATAGAGATCGTCGATTTGCTGTGTGCCCAGTTGCATAGTCTTAGCAACCGTCCAAGCGGCATCATGCCTGAATAACAGGATGAGTGTCACCGCTGCTGCTTTAAGGCGGAACAGTGTCAGTTCTTCCCATGCGACGGTACGAGTCGCGCTTTCTAAAAAGCACTGCCACGTAAATTCTTCGCCTTGAGTCAATTGATGAAGTTTGGGTAACTCAAAAAGCGACACGGTGATGGTTTTACCCGTGACTACCTCAGAGGGGAGCAAGTCAAACGGCAAAGCCGCCGCGATCGCGGGTAGTTCTGTTTTAAAGAACTCAAACAGTGCCTTAATTTCCGTGACCATGCCCAACGGTTTTAGCTCTGTCTCACTCATACACTCGCTCCAAAACAACGTTGTAATCAGGGTTGTATTTAATTTCAGGCACCTTGACCAGGTAAAGCTCACCATCTCGATTTTCGGTCTGGATCAGTGCCACCCTTTGCCCCATCAGCCCAGGATCGCGCAATGCCACCACACCAGCGGTAATGGTTTCCGCCTCTACTTGGCAGTGACTACAGAAGATGCCGCGTGTCTGTAAGCCGCTGATCAGCATCAGGGTGTCACTGGTACAGGTACAGCTTTAATCACGGCACCGCTGAAGCTAATTTCCAGGTCGCCAGAAATGGGCGCGTTTGCCTGCCCCGCTTGTTTGTTGCTGGTAACAACGCCAATACCAACAATGCTGTCACCCGTGATAAAACTGGGGTTAGGTGCGGGTTCCAGCCGTTTGACATAGATAAATTTTTGCAAATCCGCTTGTTCTGCCGCAGTGCGAAAAGCTGCGTTGTAATGCCACTTAATCCCAGGCAGGGTGATTTTGCGATCGATGGTAGTCGGTGTCTGCAACTGTGCTCCACCTGTGTTAAACGTCACGGTTTGCACCGTAGCAAACGTTTCATCCAGGGAAGCATCGGTGCGATCCCAGAGATACGTGGGGAATTCTGCGCCTGATCCAGCAGTGATTGCCTCATCCAGTGCTCTGACGGTCAGGGTAGTGGCTCCGATCGCGGCTGAAACCGTGACTTTTGCCGACTTCTCCACGTCGTTAGAGTCAGCAAAACAAAGATATTGCCCAGCATAAACGGGTCCCAACAAGGGCTCAAACAGGGTCACGCTAGTTGCACCTTTGGCAGTTGTGTTCGTTACCAGCGCTGTTGCTCCTAACGTCATGTTGGCAGGGGTAGCACCCGTTGATGCAGCAGTAAAAGTTTGTCCGCTCAGCAGTACGAACGCACCTGTTGTTGGCTTGCCTGCAAAAATGCCCGTAGTTGGCGTGTTGAGCTTGACGCTTGCCAGAAGTGCATTCCGAATGATGGCAACAGTGTCGCCAGCTCCAGCGGTATAAGAGCCAATGACCACACCGTTTACGGTAAGCGAGTACACCCCTGCTGCTGCTGTCGCTACAGTCACGGTTTGCTGATAGCCACCGTCAAGGTAAATGTTTTGATCGACGATCGCGCTGGCGGAGACACCTGGATCAAGCGCTGCCAGATAAATTTGTACTAGCTTGCCCAGCACCGTTTGATGGCTAATCTGAGCGCGATTGCGAGTTAAAGGCATAGGAGAACCCAGCGCGGTTAAGGTCGCTGCTACTGTTCCCCCGCTAGACTCCCGCTCGCATCACCCGTTGCACTCGCGTCAGTGTGACGGTGATTCGTCGTGATTCAATGTTATCCAACACGGTCGATCGCACCACTCTGGGAGACACTTCAGTAATCTCATCGATCGCCAGCAAGAGTGCTTCTGTGGCGGCAATGGTCGTGTCGTTCAAGTCCCACTGCTTGAGCGTGATGGTTGTCTCTGCGGCAATCTGGTTACTACCCAGCATTGCGGTAACAGGCGTATTGACCTCTGGCTGAATGACCACCTCTAACCCCTCGACACTCATCCCCTGGGGCGAACTGCCTGTGTCATCAATGGCGATAGCAGGTGTGGTTTCGCCATTTAAGCTGGTGTAAGTGCCCAGCAAATCGCCCAGCGCCGTGATGAGGCGTTGTTGCAGCAGTTGAGCGCGATCGAGGTAGGTTTCAGTCACAGCAATTTTGACTTCAGTAGAGTTGCAAAAACCTTTTGAGCATTGACACGCTCTAGACCATCTTTCACCCAGTCACGACCGGGGATGTTTGTGCTTTTACTGGTTGTATAGCCATACAAAATGGCAAGCCCATACGCAACATTCCAACTGTAACGGGCTTCTGTGTGACTAACAAAATCAAGTTGCTGACTGGCTCTCAAGCGTCCCGTATCCACAATATCGCGTGGCGAACTCACTTCATGCGGGGTCTTCCTTTTGCCGCCAGACCCATCGCCATAACGCTTGGTCGTAGTCGGAAAATCCCACTTTGGATCAGAAATTGACTGCGTAAAGCCAGTACCCATCAGCAGGCAGGTTTCTCTGAAGGCTGCTTGAGCGGCTTTCTCGATCGCGGCTGTATTGAGCTTAATGGTTGCCATCAGAGTAAGTACGCCTCCTCAAGTCCCAGTAGTAATTGTGTGGCACTGACCGCTACGCCTACTTCCTGATAATAGCCCGGTGCCACTATGAGGGGGTTCTGTGTCAGGTTGCCAACGCTGCCCACAAAGACAGGCTGGTCTACCGTCCAACTCCAGCCAGTATCTTGCATCAGCCCACTGGTGGCAAATTGTGGTTTTCCGCCTGCTGCCACTGCGTTCAACGTTAGCCCGATCGCGCCTTCAGTCTGGGTTATATCAGTCGCATCGGCATAGACTAATTGCCCATTGTGCAGCGCAACTAGCCGATGGAGGGAAAGTGCGATCGCGGCTGGGTATTGTCCTGGTGTGGGTTGTAGCGCAATGCCCTGAGCGCCACCTGCCACTGCTTGAGCGCGAAAAATACCCGATACTTTTGCCCCCAGCGCTGCCTCTACCCCAAAGGGGCTAGGTGTACCTCTGTAGAGCGTAAACCAGCCTGATTGCGTGTCTTTCGTCACCGGATCGGTAATCACTGCCCACCCTTTGCTGAGATGCCCCACACCGTTGGGTACGGTGGAAGGGTTGGTCAGACGACCTGACAGAGGCTCATCAGACTCATCTATACCAGGATAGAAAAGCCCCCTCGGACGACTATCAGGTTTCAAGTAAGCCTTGACCGTTACCGTGAGTGTTGCTGGTTGTTTGTTGCCCGTGCGCGGGTCAGTAGCGATCGCACCCGTTGCGACCGAAAATGTCAGCACCGCGTTACTGGGAAACGGTGAAGCCATTACTCAGGCTTGGTAGGTTTGGTGGTTTTAGGAGTGGCAGGAGCGGGAGGGGTGACAGGCGACGAAGTTAGAGCGCGCAGAGTTTCTGCTTCCAGCATCTCGACGATCGTCGAATCATCCTTGATATCGTTCCACACGTCATCATCCAGTTCACCCACGCCAGGTATGAACGAAACGCGGTGATTAGCAAAGACGATCGTGGTCGCACCAGCACGGTTTGCAGGAGTAAATTGATAACGCATGGGAAAAACTAAAGGCTAAAGGCTAAAAACAACCAGCAATTAAGAACTACTAAGACTTGTTGAGGATGTACAGGCGAGCACGGAACGGTTGCGCGTAAATCACTTCTGACGTAGCACACAGACCAATCTGGCGATAGGTCATCCCATCGTCCAGGATGAAGGGTGGCATGGTATCGATGTCAGCATAATGGCGCATGATGTTGTTCTGCACTGTGGAGTCCATAAACATTAGCAGGTCAGCCGTTGCGGGTATACTCACGCCACCAATGCTGGTGATGTTACCGCCGTTCACATCGCGCACAATGTCAGCCCCAAACTCGTTCACCGTAGTCAGCTTCCGAAGTTGCGGTGATTCGGCGCGATTGGTCAACATTTGCGCTGGGGTGCCATCGTTTGAGTTGTCAGCAAAACGACGTTGCAGCGCGGCTCGGATGTCCTCGTCCACGATCGCCGCCGTTGCTTCCGCCGTGAGTCTCGTGTTTTTGCGAAAGTTGGACAACTCGGTTCTGAACCATTCGTAAGCGGTAGCTGCCGTTGCACCTGTCCCGGTTACGCCGTTGGCACCTGCCGTGACGTTGATCACTTCCACATAAGGGTTGTTGATAAAGCCCGTGAACCCGATCGTCGGGTCGCCGAACACCGTGCGGATGTGCATCCATTCACGCAATCCTTTTTCCAGTGCGTTGCGATAGCTCTGCACCACATTGGTGCGCGGTAGGAAGGTATTTTTCTGTGCGGCTTCTTCCGATCGCAGTTCCTGCCACGTCCACTCCGCTGCTAGTACGCCCACCTGGCACTTGTACTCATCCATGTTGATGCCAAAGTTGGCAAGGGGCAGCGTCGTGGCTTTACCGCCGTAGTTCACAGCACGACCGGTGTAGTCAATCCGGGCGGTGGTGTACTTCAAGGTGCCAAAGGGCAGATCTGAAATAGCTTCGTGATACATGCCGTTGTACCCCCACATTTCAGGCCACACCGTTTCTACGAGCTGTGTTTCATACGTCGTCAGCGCTTCGGTCAGGAACTTCCCCGCCAAAACCACCTCATTCTGAATCATGCTGTCTCCTGGTCAAATAATTGTTGGTTCTTGACGGGTCTATTGACGGATCCTTACATCACGCTGAAGCCAGTCGTCGGGGTCACGGTGCCCAAGCGGACTAACACCAAAGAACCAGCAGAGCAGGCTTCATAAGCTCTGGCACCCGGCAGCAATTCGCAGCCCACCTGCGCCCCAGCCGCCGTGCCTGTAAACCCTTTGCGAATTTGCCCTAATTGGCTACCGCTCAGAGATGCCGTAGCAAAACGATAGGCAATCAAATCACCCGGATTCAGCGCTTCTTCGGAGTACATGACAATATCGCCCATCGTCATCGTTTCAACCAGTACGTTAGTTAGGGCGGGATAGCCAACTGCGTTTTCAGGGATGGTGCCCGATGCCTGCAAGCCGCTCTGCTGCTTGAGCAAATCGCGCAGATACAAGCCCCAGCGTTCATTGAAGATGTTGACACCCAGAATCAGGTGAGTGGCATCGGCGGCTTGCGTTGGTAGCACCGCTTTGCCGTTGACCAGATGCGTGACGCGACCAAAAGGCAGCACACCCGTTTCGCCGTTGGGTGTATTGACGATCGCGCCATCAAGGCGACGGATGGAAGTATCACCAACCTGTCCTTCCGTAAGCCACTTGTTTTGACGGTAGCCGACAGTGGTTTGAGGCATAAAGCGTTACTCCATAGAAGATTGAGCGTTGGCACGGATGCGATCGGCACGTTTTTTCTTGGCTACCGCCATTGCCATCTCCGGGTTGCCGCCATCGCTGCGTTGGGCTTGGTTCAGCAGATCGAGCAGGTTATCAGAGCTATCCTTGCGCGTCACCTCCTTTAACCCAGGCGCGATCGTGTCCCACACCGCGTTGATGTAGTCTGCCGATTTACCATCCAGATTGAGGTGCGGCATTTTTTTGGCGATCGCCAGCTTCCGCACGTCCGCCACAGGCAGCTTGTAATCGGGCTGAAAGTCGGGCGCATCTAGTCGCAGCAAGGGTAGCACCGCATTCCACGCATCGGCACGATTCGAGACCTCAGCCGCGATCGTGTCGGCATCCATGCGGTTCCCTTCAGCAGCATCCAACTTGGTTTGCAGTTCGACAACTTGCGATTGTAGCCCTGTGGCAGTGCCATCAGCCGCGTCCAGTTTCGCTTGCAGCCCAGTTGTTTTTTGGTTTAGTCCCTCTACCGCTGCATCAGCAGAGTCGTAGCCGAGCGTTTTCCAAAGTTCCATAGCGTCCTCATCGGGGTTGTCGTCGCATTCACAGTCTTTTTCTCTGACCGCTTCAACCAGCCTAGAAAGCTCGTCGTGAAGGTGGGTGTTATCGTCTTTAAGCCAGCCGATCTGACCAATCAGATCCAGTACTTCACCAGCCAGCTTTTCATCTTCAAGGTTGAAAACTCTGCCACTGGGAAAGGCGATCATGTCGTCTGCGTTCGTATTGACTGATTGTTCCTGCGCGCTCGATCGCTTGCCCAAGTCGTAAAGCTGCCGTTGCTGAATATCTTTAAAAACTTCTCTCACCGTTTCGCTGTCAGCGTTATAGAGGTCGGTGGGTGCGTCGGTTTGATACCAATACTCAAACTCATCAGCCCCATCCACATGGAAGCGGACATCGGAGCCAGCCCGACCACGCGGCACGATCGCCACATGATTCCCATCCCGCCTGATCTGCTCAAACTTCCCATCGCCGCGTTGCCTGGTGGCTGTGTCGTACCCGCAACTGGCTTCGGTCGCTGTACCAGAAAGGAGCGCATCCACCGCCTGCTTGTCGGTAACGGTGCCCACAAACCCCAGAAAATCGCCATCAATCACGGCATAATGCCCCAGCATCCCGCGCCCGTACTGCATCACGTTGTCCGATCGCACTTTCACGGGCGGATGGGGATAGGTGATCGGCTTCATCTTGAAGCTGTCGATCGAGTCCTTGGCAAACAACACTTCAGGCGTGACCACTTCGATCCGTTCGGTGCCGTCCAGGTTGCGGTAGGACAAATCGCCTGTGCCACCGATACGCAAAAAACAACGCAAAAAGCCCTCCGAAGTCGGTTCTGGCTTCGGAGGGAGGAGAATGGCACCACGATCGCAGTGAAAGGTTGATTCAGCGGACATGAAGCGGTTGCATTAGTTCAGCGCGATCGTTCCCACTTACAAGACGTTTAGCCGGAATGCCCACATACGTATCATCTGACTCTAGATCGCGAGTGACTACAGCCCCAGCGCCAATTGTCATTGCAACCCAGGCAGGTTGATCGGGTCTTGCGAAAACTTCAGCAGGCTCTCTAGGGATACGGGAGACAGTTCTTCTGAGGCTGGGTCATCTGTGCGGCTAAGCGCTACAACAGGCGCGTCACTGCCCTGTTCTTTGCCCACTAACACTAACGTCACGCCACCCACGTCACCCACAGGCTTGATTTGGTCATCGGGCAGGAAGTCCACGTCAGGGAAGCGATCGCGGTTCTTAATTGGCATTGTCGTCTCCTGCTTTGTCTAGCCCCATAATTGTCTCTAGCTGCCCTGGTTGATCGTAAGGATAAGAGATCTTCAGCCGCTCAGCTTCAGCGATCGATGCCTCGCATTGAGCAAAGATTTTTTGGATCTGGGGTGGCAGGTTAGCCTCTGTGTCTGCCTTTACGCAGTCGTTGATGAGGCGATCGCGCACAGCATCTCCATTGTCCGGTTCCTTGCTAATTTGATAGCGGAACAACGGACTACCCATGATCAGCGCCAGCTTCCGGCTCAGTTCAGCTTGCATCAAAGCGCACCCGTTTTCTTTGCTTTGGTATAATCCAACTCATCTTTCTGAATCACGACCTTACTGCGGTTGAGCAGGGTCATAAAGGTCTTCTTTTCGTAGCTTTGATTGAGCGCTACGGCATCATACCCTTTGATCATAGCAAAATAGCTAATGCCGTTTGTATCGCCCAAATTTAAGCCCATGACGTGTTTGACTGCATCGATTTTGTCACGGAGCGCTTTCAGCTTTTGCTGTGTTACCTGGCTCGTCTGACCAGGAGCATGGGTTAACCCTGCTGCCTTCAAAGCATCTTCAGTAGACTTGCGAGCGATCGCCGCCCTGTGTCCTTTGTCGAGTGCTTCCTTTCTGGTTTTGACCTTCTGCCAACTGCCATTTTCATCCTGGTAGTGCCAGTCTTTTTGAGAGTGCCCCATGATCGCACCGAACAAATCCTGCTCCGACTTGATCTGAAAATCAAGCTTGCTGCCTTTAGCGGTACTTGCGGCAGAGTAGCTGTGAAGCTCTTCTGCGCCAAAGTTAGTCTGTATTTTCCCAGTTAATTTGGGTTTGGCTGTACCGAACTCAGCGTCGTTATCGAGCGACGCTTTGGCGTGAGCAGCGTTGTACTTCTGCAAGTCTGCTGCATTCAAGTTTTGCCCTGCGGATTGTATTCGCTTTTCTTCTGCCTTTTGCAAGACTTGTAATTTTTTCAGCGCGGCTTTGCGCTGGCTTTGGATGGCTGACTGTGTGGCAACCTTGGCATCCTTGGTCAGAGCCATCTGCATGGTGACGCTGCTGGAGTTGATGTAGTTATGTTTGGCAACGTCATCAAACGCCCGTTTAGCATCTGCGGTCGCCGTTTTAGAATCGTGCCCCACAAACTTGCCGTTGACGATCGTGCCAGCGTGACCAACATACGTGCCATTCCCGTAGATGCCATTACCTGTAAAGTAATCGCCCGTTTGGAACTGTTTTAAGAATTGAGTGCGATCGGTGGTGCCTTGATTCACCCCGCGCACCATCAACGTCCCGCCGTCCTGCCATGTCTTAGTCACGTCAGCACTCGATCCGACCGTTGGCTTACCGTCATATCCGGCAATTTGGTACATCGCCTTGAGATACTTATCCCGCTCACCCGATGCCATTTTGACTGTGGCGGCGTGAGTCGCAATAGTATCAACGTGTGTAAAAATGCCCTGCAAGTCGCCTTTGTCGAGAGCGTCATTCAGGTTGTGGAGAGCGTGATCGGTCGGTGGCGTGATGATGTGATCGACTTCCTGACTGGAAAGCTTTTTGCCACTGACATACAGATCAACATTGTTTGCTTTGGCAAATTTTGCTACGTCTGCTGATGGTCGATCACTCACACCTGACGGCTCAAAGTGAATCGCAGCAATATCGGACGGTTTCACCCCACCATGCACCTGAGCCTCCATGTAAGCGTTGCCCGTAGGTGACAGCTTCGGTGCCAGATCGTCAATACTCTTTGCTTTGGCAGCATTTTGGAGGGCGGACTGGTCGTTCTGATCACCCTTCATGTAAGAGGGGTAGTGCGCGGGTAGCTGGTCGCGATCGTAGCCATGTCGTGTCAGGCTAACCAACGAAGCTGCGTTGGGGTTGTTTACTTCGCTAGCGATGCCTGACTTAAACGAATCGGCTCCAGTAAAGCTGGCACGGTCTTTGACATCGGACTTTAGCTTGACCGCGATCGAGCCATACGCTCGCGAGACATCGGCGTGAGACTGTCCATTCAGGTCGCTGCTTCCCAGATAGCCATAGATCGGGCGATCACCGGGCTGGGTCGTTTTCGCGTCGTAACCCAGTGTTCTCGCCTCCACTCGGTTCCGTGCATCTTGATAGTTCTTGTCTGCCAGGTTAGGGATACTATGTCCCGTGACGTTTAGCTCTGCCGATGTCTTGAAACCGCTGCCCAACACTTTTTCAAGCGTATCGGTCGATCCCACTCTCACAAACACATCGGCATCGCTTAGCACTTTCTTTGTGTTTGCTTCAGCATCCTGCACCAGCTTCTTGCCGAAACGTTTCTCCAGATCGGCGCGCTTACTGGTCAATTCGGTTTGATTGAGCTTGACTGGGTTGGCAGGCTGCGCTGGAGTTGTGCTGGAGATCGGAGTGTTGTTGGACTGAGCTTTTGAGGTCGATCGCTTGCCAGTCTGTTTTGCTGCCTTCGACTTTGCGGCGGTTTGGGCTGGAGCTGCACCACCGCCCCCGGATGGCAACGGCGTTTTGCCGCCGTGCTGCGAGTGAGCCGCCGCGTAAGCAGCGTGATCCGGGTGGTTAGACTGCGCGGCTGGATGCGTATGCTTGCCAGTCGTCGCCGCCATTGTGCCCTGATAAGCCGCGTGCCCTGGATGGTTGGGGTTAGCTGATGGATGCCCACCCGAAACACCTTTGGTGCACTTAGCTCCCGCCTTGATCCAACTCCGACCGCACGGCGTACCAGCATCTTCACGCCACTCATCGCATTCAAAGCTGTCCGATCGCGCTTCTGGAGACCAAACTGGCTCTGGTGCGTCCAGCCCATTTGCCCGTTCAAACGGTGAAGCGCCGTCATCTGGTTCTAAGCCCTGCGATCGCAACTCTGCTAGTGACTTGGCTCTGAAGTCAGTCGCCCACTTGGTATCAATTAGCCCTAGCTGAAGCCAGCGCTCAGATGCCGGGGAGGCAAAACAACGACATGCAACGTGGGCTGGTAGCACAATGTCTTCCAACCGATAAATCTTCTGGTTACGGGCGGCGCAAAAAGGACAAAGGCGTGAGTCCAAAGTTGATTGCCAGGTGCCCAGTGACAACCCATTCGCCTGATAGCTAGCGATCGCACTCGCATTGCTGGCAGCAAGACTCTCAGTACGAGCAATGGCTGTAGCACGAGCTTTTACCACGCCTAACTGCTGGTGCAACAACGACGCTATTTTGTCCGTTCCAAAACCCTGTATCAGCCCTTGCGTGACAATGGTTGATGCTTTGTCTGCAAACGCTTCAGTGTGGTTGCGTAGCCGCGTCATGCCCTCTGTTGCTTGATTCACGATCGCGGCTATAGGCACATTCGCCGTTGCCTGTAACTGCTGATTGGCGATCGCTCTGCTCAAGTCATCCGCCAGCGTCACCCCTTGAGCAGCCGCACCCCGCAACAGGTCTTCAAAGGCTTGCTGGATGTCTTCAGCGCTACGTGTGTTGAGGAGTTGCAGCAGGTCAGACACCTGCAAGAGCAAGACCGCTGCTCGTTCACGACCCATGAGAGAGCCGGGTGTCTCCTGGCTGTAACTCCGCAGTATTTGCGCTTCTAACGCCTGGTAGCTGGATTCTAAAGCGCTGTTGACACGCTCGATCGCGCTATCCTCTAGTCCCTGGAGCAATTTGTCAGCGCGATCGATAATGCCGACGACTGGGTTTACCGCATCAATACGGCTCGTTCCACCAGTCGTTGTGGACTTTGGGAGTGTGCGATCGCTGCCTCCATCATCAGAATCAGCCCTGCCGTGACGCTCTTTGATGTCAGCAATTAATTTTCCGTAACGAGGCACCTTATACAAAGGATCGTCGTGAATGGCTTTGCCTGCTTCTGCTGCAAAAGCATTCTTCTGGCTATCGCTCAAGCGATCGTAGATTTGAGCCGAATATTCTAGTACCGCTCGATTGTTTTCACCGCCAGCCACCCCTCTCATGCCCTGCCGCAGATTCGCTCCAGCATCCCGTACCTGGTCTGCATCCAACGACTGCTTGCCCCTGAGTCTACGTTGATCCTGCGTTCTGTCAAGCGCTGCTTCTGTACTGCCATTTGGATCGATTGGATGCAGCAATGCGTTCTTGTAGGCTTTATCACCCGCGTCGGATAGATCGAGTTTCGCAAGTTCAGCCAAGCGGCTTTTTACTTCAAAACTGCTGTGTCCATTTGCTTCTAGCGTTTCTTTATCACTTTTTGTTTTGGCAGGTTTAGCTTTAAGGGCAGCAAGTCTCTCTCGCGTGCTAGTCCTTGAACCGCTTTTGTTCTTTGCTGAGCGAGCCTTTGCAGAGTTAGTTTTTACCTTTGGCAGTTCTTGAGGCGCGATTTCACCCTTGCCACCATGCACTGCAAATCCAGCTTTGTACGCCGCATGATCAGGATGGTCTGATGGTTTAGTGCCTTTCCACCCTTTACCACAAGCTGCATCCAGGCGTACTTTATCTAGTCGATCGTCATCGTCATCCTCGTCGTCTTCAAAAACATCACTCAGAGCAGAAACGGTGTCTTCTGTCTCATTCTCTCCCTCACCTTCTGCCTCTGCCTCCTCGCCCTCCGCCTCTGCTTGCTCTTCTGCCTCCGCTTGCTGCTTCGCCCATAGATCTGGCTGTAACTGACGCTCGATCGTGTACTCACTGCCAGACCAGGCGCTTTCTCGCACCTCTTCTGGTAGTAGCACCCCTGCTTGGATTGAGGGCACATCTACGCCTTGCGTCTGGTCTTTGCGGAGCTCTGTTTGCTCTTTCAGGTTGAGGCGAAGTGCCGATCGATAGCTCACACCCCAACTATCAGGCAACCGTCCACCTGTTGGTCCGTTTTGCGCTAGGAAAGTGAGCCGCAAGAAATCCTCGATCGGCTCTTCAAAAATCTCGGCACGGTAATCACTGACGCAATCCGCCCAGCCGTACTTGTCACCTGTTGCTGAGTTGCTCAATGCCGTCTTCTGCGAACTGCCCCAAAGCTGCGAAGGCGGCATTGCAGCAGCAGCAGAAGTATCATCCTTGAGTCGATCGATCAGCGCATCCAGTCCGCCAAAGTTGCGGCTGATAAAGGTGCCATCTTCCCGATCGGCATCCATTGCCAGCCCACCCAGGCTAGACATCGACATCAAAATGGCTTGAAACCGATGGAAGATCTTTTCCTGGTCGCCTGACTGAATCAGTTGCGCCAACCCTTGCAACTTGTAGACAAACTGGTTGTAATCCTGCACCATGCGCGTCGAATACTCGATCGCAATCAGGTAGCGCACAAAGCTCTGGAAAAACGTTTGCAGCACTGAATCATGGAAGCCCGATGAACCAATCAGCATGTCGCCCCAGAGCCTTTTGCCAGGGAAGCGGAGGACACGCGATCGATGAATCTTGCCGTTTACCTGTTGTCCAGGTAATGCTTCTGTTGCGGGCACGTAAAGGCTATAAAGTTCAGGGTGCCCTGGTCGTCCTGTTTGCGTTTCAGGATAGATACGCCAGCGATCGACTGGATACAACCAGGAGATTTTACGGATGCGTCCTTCGTTGACAGGTTCCCAAGGTTCACCACCGTCATCGATGCCAATAATCACAAAGCCGTCACCGTCCAGCCGTCCAGCGATCGCGGCTTCACGCACCATGCTTCGCAGCTTCAAATCTTCGCTGTACTGCACCGCTTTGGCAGGGATACCTTTGCGTCCCTTACCGATCGTCACCTCTAGCCAGTTGTTAGCAGTAGCAGCTTTGGGCAGCAGATCCACCACTTTCTCGCAGATTTTGCTCTTACGGTAGAGCGCTTGCAGTTCGACTCGCGAGAGCGGTGAGAAGTTGAGATTGATGTTGTGCTCTAAATACTTGTCGCGTCCCTGTTGCCCTAATCCTGTCGCACGGTTGCCTAGCATCGCCAGGGCATTGAGGGCAACACCATCATTGCGTATTTCAGTAATCGCCGAATCGGTCATCTACAGTAAGAAACGCTTTGAGGCGAGAGTTCCTACTGTTATGGACCCGCAAAGATTGACATCACCGCACTGCCAGGATTCAGCACTGCACTAAACCCGTCTGGTACGGTCAGCCCCAGCGATCGATCCAAACGTTGCTGCTGCTCCATATAGCCCTGCACGAGGGCAGGCAAATTGAACAGCGTCTGCGCCGTACCCTTTGGTTCGCTCACAGTTAAACTTTGGAAGGTGGCACCATCGGCACTCACGATCGACTGATCCGATCGGTTTGTTCTGATCAACGTACTACCGACAAAATATGGTCGATAGGTTTTGGTACCAGTGGAGTCTGTGCCAGCGCTGTCTGACAGCATGAGATTGACACGATAGTCGCTGATGGTAGCACTATCGATGCTGGTCAGTTCTCGTACCAGTGCCAGCATTGCCGTTGCGTCGGTGTATGCATTTGCCATTTACCATTCTCCTACCCAGTTGCCGCTAAGCTGACTCTTAATCAAGGGAGACAGCGCATAACGTGCGCTGTCGATCGCGTGATTGTGTTTATCGACAATGGCTGGCAGAATGTCGCCCGCAGCATTTGTCTTGTACCGATACAACCTGCATTCTTCAGCAAAATGCGTGCAGCGCTGATGTACTACTATCTTGTCAAAATTCCTGAGAAAAGCAATCCCGTCCTCTACCGAGCCTGCCCACTTATCGGCGGCAACCAAGTAGGGTATACCAGGACGATCGCGCTTTTGCTGCGAGACATGGCTAATCGATTCTGGTCGTGAGTTATCGGCACGGACTGTGTGTTTTTCAATCTCTGGGAGGTCACGCATCCAGCGATCGGCAGTCTGGTCTAACTCTAGCTGTAACGCCCAGGATTCGTACTCTACCCACAAACATTGATCATAAATCCAGAGCTTCACGGCTGCGGTCGGGTCAGCGGCAAAGCCCCAGTCGGCTCCAAAGTAGGGACCATCCCAGTCGCTACCTGGTACAAATTCATCCAGCCGCCACTTGTCGCCAAAGATTTGGAGCTGCGATTTGATGTTGTAGCCACCCTGCCAGACGTGTTGGTAATAATCAGTGTCGCGCTGACGGTCAAGTGCCATCTCTGCCAGTGATTCAGCAGGTAGCAGCGGATTCTGGTCGTAGTTCACTGAGACAACGATCGCGCCTTCTGGTACACCTGTTTCGCCACGAAAGAAATGATCAACAGCATCAGTGGGTTGATCGGGGTTCCAGGTAAACCAGATCTCCGAACCAGGGGTGCGAATGGTAGGGCGGAGGAGAGTGAGCGATCGGGCGCTCAAGTTCTGCGCTTCTTCGACCCAGGCAAGACCGAATCCTTCCAATGATTTGATGGAATCGGCTGTGTGGTCTTGCATCCCTTGAAAAATGCAAATGCCGTTGCCGCCCTTGCGCCTGATTTCAGTAGTAAGAATGGTAAACAGGTGCCTCACTCCCATCTCTTGAATTTTCTTCTCCAGTAGCGCTTTAGCGGAGAATTTGAGCGATTTTTGAATCTCACGAATACAGACCACTCGCAGATCTGGTTCTGCCACCATGCGCTGTACCGCTTTTTCAGCAAAGTGATGGGACTTACCCGCACTACGCCCCCCGTAAGCTGCCTTGTAGCGTGATGACTCCTTGAAAGGCAACGCCCAGTCTGGAATCTGAAGTTGTAGGTGAATAGGCTGCGATCGCGGCTTCACAGGCGGCAACCACTTATTCAGTCGCTTCTCTCTCCGCTCTAGCCGCTCTAAGCCTTTCATCTACCATTTTTTGTGTGAGTGCTATGTCTGCCAACGTTTCAGCGGCTCCGGTTATGGCAGCGATTGCCTCTGGTTTAGCGGGATCTGCCTGCTGCCCTGCCTGCTTCAAGAAATTGATGCAACTAGCTAAAGCAGCAGGTAAATCTTCAGCCCACTGTTCATCCTTAGCTTGCCTCAAATCCCGGAAAAATTCCCTAAACTTGCTGTCAGTTTCGAGCCTAACACGCCACCCTTCGATAGACTTGACGGTCACTTCGTATTTTTCCGCAGCCGCACGATCGCCCATCAAAATCGCATCGACCAAGGCTTTCGCTGCACGCTCTTTGTTGAATTCTCTAGACATAAATCAATCATTCCCCGCTCTCTGAGGGATTGCCCCAGATAACTAAAAGAAAACCCTGCCACAGCAGGGTTCGTGCAGACTTCCAGAGAGTCGTAACAAGCAAAACTAGAGATTGAGTGTTGACTCAGTTGTCACAGGTGTTTCTACTGGTGGCGCTGGCGTTAGTTCCGGTGCTGGCAGAATGCCCGTGAGCTTCACAATGAGCGCGTTCACCCTGTCCGTTTCAGGAGTCAGGTCAACCGTAGTCACCTGCCCAATTTTGGCATTCAGGTCAGCGATCGCCGTTTGCAATTCAGGCACCAGCACCACCACTTGATCAATTAGAGTTGTCATCATTTGCTCTCCAATAATCTGAGAATTTTGGGAAGGCTCTGAGGGAGGAGCGCGATCGCCTCCAAGCGATCGCTGCTGTGCATGACTAAGATTCCTCACCCAAAAGCGAGCGCCCTTCTAATTGCAGTACTTCTGGCAGTACATTCAACCCCAGTACACGGCGCACAAACGCTTTAAGCTGATCCTCCAAGCTGATGGCTTGCAATTCAGGCTTCAGCAAATGCGTTTCGCCAGTGGATGTCGCGATCGTCACAATATCACCCTTAATCGCTTTAACAGTGACGGGTTGCCCAAAAAGTGCATGGTTAGGGTTGCAGACGATCGCGGGTTGATTTGCTGCCAAGTCGCTGCGAGAACGGCGATCGACAACAGCTTTCACCACTGCTGCTGTGGGCTTACCACCTGCTGCTGCTACTGCTTCTGCCCAAGCTTCCCGTTGTTCTTCAGGTGCAAGGTTGGCTTTAGCGATCGGGCGTAATTGTGCTTCTGACTCTGGCAAGATGCCGACAATTGTCGGCATCTCAAGCATCAGGTTGGCATACACCTCCCCTGCTTTCATCAACATGTACGCATAGTCTCTGGAAAGGTTTAAGTCCGTTTGACAAAATTCTTCAAACGAATCGTATTCTTCACGGTAGAGGCGTTCTCCCCGAATAATTTGAAGCGCCTGTACGCCGTCCCAAAAGCCCTGCATCCCTTTGCGAAAGCGCTCTTTGAGGATGCCGTATTCCACACGTTGGTTTTCTGAAAGCCTGGTCAAGCGGGAAGAGGGCATAGCAGTATAGTTGCAGTACACGTCAACACTACGGTTCCCTACCCGACTCTGCCAACTCGGTCAGGCTAACTACCCGTTTCTTGACTGCCAGCACAATAAACTCCCAGTCATCCTTGGGAGCGCCTGGGGCAGACTTCAGAATGGCGGCAATCTCCGCTAAAGATCGCTCAACCCCAAGTGCCGCTAACCTCTTTTGGTCGCGCTCCACACGTTGATAGAATTCAATTAAGCGCCGCGGTGTTTTGATGGCATCCCAGCGATCGCGCAAATGATGTCCGATCTCACCCGTGATATAAGGCACAGCGAAAGAGCTAAAAGCTGTACCGCGTTGCGGGTCAAACTTACGGATGGCTTTAAGCAAGCCCAATGAAGCAATTTGCTCTAAATCTTCATAAGGTTCTAAACACTGATGGCTATACTGGTGCGCGTATTTTCGTGCCAGGTTGCGGTGCTGTGCAAAAAACCTACTCTCTGCACGTTGTTGTAACCTGTAACGCGCCACAATGCTGGAGGACGATAACCGTGTAGGAGCAGTACAAACCATAGTGTCAGACGCTTCAGGATGGTTCTATTAAGCCCTAAAGTGAGCGCGATCGCCACTTTTGGAAGGGAACGTTAACACCGTACTACTGCACCTGAAAGTCATGTCCACCAAACCATCGATCAGCGCTGGGGTGAACTGACAGGGAGTGTTGCAGCAGGGACGATCGCCCCGTTCACCTTTAATGCGTTTGAATCGAACTAATGCTGACCCGCAAAGAGTTGCACGAGCAGGTACGTCGGGATCAGCGCGATCGGCAAACTGCTCCTGATGACCAAAGCCACAAAAGCGCGATCGTGGGCATGGGTAAACGCGACCCGCAGACGGGACAGCATGAGGTGCTGTTGCCTGATGGCTCGGTTGAGGTGGGGGAGAAAGTCTTCAGCAGCAGCCTGCCAGAAGGGAGTCAGGTGCTAGGGATTCTTCAAGAGGCTGGTGGGTGGTTGCTGGACGAACGGGATGTCACGGCAAGAATTTCGTCTGCGGCAGAGGAACCGGTTGGGAAGATCAAATATCTCTATTCAATCATCAACTCAACCACAAGGAAAACTGAGTATTGGGTAGGAGGCTGGCAAGCGCAGCCTAAATTTTTATTCGTGGTGCAAGATTTTATCCCGCTAACCCCCTTCCCTAGCTTCAATATTCGCTTATCCAACCGTGCTAAAAGCGCTTATACGGTTGATCTGGGCAAGGTGACCGGAAGCGGGTTGCTCATACCAGGCTTTCCACCAGGGTCAAACAAAGCGGGTTATTTCGTCACTCTGGATCAAAACGGTTCTGTCGTGTATCAAAGCCGCACGTTAGTAGGCGATCGAGAAAACTTTTTCTCCATTGGTCTCGTTTCCAATAGTTTTTACTACGCTCCTATCAACGATGCCAGCAGTATCCTGACTGGCAGTTGGACAACGTGCTTTCAAGGTATAGCCACAAGCGGTTATGGTGCTGATATTACTAATGTCCGGCAATACCATTTACCTGCCTTTATTAGTCTCAATCCTGCCAGTATCTATCGCGGTGATGCGCCTGATGGAACAAGTTTGGTGTATCAAACTTTTGCCATTAATAAAACTGGAAATTGCGGCGTTGGCAGACTCGCGGCAACGCCATACAGCAGCAGCCAACTTTATTGGCTTGAAGTCGGTATGCTAGGCGCAGCGCAGAGCTTGACTTTCTTGCCATTACAAACCGGAGCTTTAAGAGCGCAATATCGCATTGACTGCTTTGATCGAATTTTCAGTGTTTTTAGCCGCACAGATCTGGATTTGGCTAAACAAAAAACAGTGGCGATCGACTTTTACAAGGGGTTAACAGGTGAAAAAACGAACACAAAGAAAACGAAAGTTTATCCAATACCACTGAAACAACGATCGCTCTCCCCGATTATCATTGACGCTTCTTATCATCCTTAATTGTAAGCATACCCCGGTCTGAAGACGCGGGGTTTCCAAACGTATCAGGTATTTCTGATGACCCGCACCGAACTCACCGCTCAAACCCGTTTCCAACAATCCATGCGCGTTCTCACTCAAGGTAACAGCTCGTCGCCCTACGGGTTGAGAGCAGTAACGGGCTATCTGGGCAAACGAGATGCTCAGACGGGCGATCGGACTTTCACTGATGCAACAGGTGTAACCACCCCTGCCCGTGACTTGAGAACTGGCGCTCAACCCTCAGACCATGAGGCGGCAGGGATTCAAGTTGAAGGCGGCAAGAACTATGTGCGCTAGAGAGAAGACAGCTATACTGGACTGATACAGAAGTTCTATATTGAGTTCTATGTCTGGGGCGATCGAAGTCACTCTTCCCCTTGTGCGAATGCCACGAGGGGTTTTTTATGGCTTAATGGAAGCGTCCTGTACCAATGGAGCTAGTACAATGTTTGCAAGACTTAAAGAATTGATTGATGGGATCGTGAGTCGCTTGAAAGCCGCGATCGCATCCTTAGCAGAGTACCAGGAAGAAAACGTAGCGCTAAAGGCAGAGAACGCTGATCTCAAACAAAGGCTAGCCGATACAGCAGCGCTACCTGCTGAGACTGAAGAACGCATTCAAGCCCTGTTGCAAGAGGCGGCAACAGCCAGGGCAGAAGCCGAGACCGCCAAGGCTGATTTAGCAGTGGTGAAGCAGCAGGATGTGGAAGAAGAGGGGCAAATTCAGGAGTTGATCACCAACCTGGAAGCAGCAACCCCGTCCGCATGACGTTACATTAAGCCATGCTCATGTTGGGACGCTCAGGGGGCTGAACGTCCTTTTTTGTTGAGAACCACAAACCGTATAACTAAATACAATTGTCACAAAAGCATTGCCTACACATGCCAAGCGAGACAGACTTTCCTGTCTTGGCACGGAGATTAAGCCACTTACATCTAAGCCACCAATCAGTGCTTTTGTGACAATTGTTTAGAGCTTGATACAAAACAGAAAGGCAAGATCAAACGTACTGGGCTAGGATATTCTCAGCAAAACAAAAGGCTCCCGCGCTTGGCAGTTTGGGAGCCTTTTGAAAACCAATTAGCAATGATGTCATTATCTAATATTTTCACGCTACCTGCAACCGAAGTGCAGATCGATCCGCCGCTTCTCGAAACCTTTAGAGAAGAAGTTGCTGCGATCGCGCTCCAATGGACAGATAAACGCTTGATTGCCACAATGGGCTACCTGAACAACCTGCTCTACTGCGCCGCCAAAGCTCAAGGCGTTGTAAGTCGCGGGTTTAGCAAGCTTTTAGAGATTGCCCAGTCCGCGCTTTTCAGGTTGCGAGAACAAGTCACCGTGACGGTGCCCATTACTTATAGCGAACAGTTCCTGTCGCAACACTGGAGCGGGGGCACCTTCAGCCGCAGCAGTTTGCGCTCAATTAGAGAGCAACTGTCTACAGTCTTTGGGTTGTTCGAGTACGAGAAGTTAGCGTTTTGTGCGCGTCAGGCAGGCGACCGAAAACAGCGTTCTACTTACGAGGCCTTTGATGTCGCCAAAGCGTTGCTGGTCTATGAGCAGTTGGAGCGGATCTACTGCGATCGCGGGCTTGAACTGAGCACTTTAGGGCGGCATCAGGGTTGTTTCTGCAAACTACTGTACGAGGCAATTTTCATACGCTCGGCTGGGTTTCGTCGCGGTGATCAGTCCGCTGGCAGCATCCCACCCACCGCAGAAGAGGCGGCGATTATACGGGCGGAGCGGACCTTAAAGACCAGCATTGATATGCAATCAAGCTACAACGCACACTGCGAGGCTCTCAAAGAGTATCGGCGTATCGGGATTGATCGCCGCCATCCAGAATTGTTTGAGGCGACTTATCTAAAATGGCAAGAGCTAAAGCATTGGTTAGCCAATCGACCGGGCTGGGATTTTGCTGAATTGCCGTACTGAACGTGCGCTCAGACGATGGGTAGGGCAGAATATGGGTGTACTACTACTCCCTGAAAGATGCGTCAGTCGACTCTCGATGTGATTACTACCGTTTCTGGTGTTGGTGCCTCCGCTTCTGGTGCCTTGGCTGGGTTTGGTGTGGCACCGCACGTTACCATCCCGATCGCGGGTGCCCTGGGCAGCGTCTTTTCCTGGTTCACTCAGAAGCCAGCAACTCCTTACCAACCAATACAAGGCAATTACGCACCCTATCAACCACGTCAAGGGGGTAGCGATGGCTGATTTATTACCCACAGACACCGATCGCCTCACGCGCCTTGAACAGCAAGTAGCAGCAATCCTAGCAATGCAACAGACCCAGAACGGGCGACTGGATGTCTTGGAAGTCCAGACGGGCATTACGGGACAGGCTGAGGTTGAACAAATTTTCAACGCGATCGCGGGGGCTGCCGAAGTTGCCAAAGGGAACCTACCGGATGGGTTAATTGATGAGGCACCGGGCAAGTGAAGCTGAACTTGAGCGATTGGCTGAAAACTGAGACGGTGTTCCACGCGGTAGCGATCGCGGTGATTCTTCACGCTTTGGTTTATAAGCAGGGTGTTGGCAGTAACGATTTAGCGGCGGCAGCAGCGATCGCGGCTTTGGGCAGGGTGACACCAACCGAGAAAGTAGATGAAAGGTTGGATATACCCCTGGATGGCAGCAAGAAAGAGCCGGATAGCGAGGATAGCGATGCTTAACCTTCCCCATGCTGAAAACCGAGCCCCATTTGATTATTGCGAAATTGCCTTGGTGGATCTGATGGTTCAGATGTTTAAAGGCGTGCCAGTGTCAGAACTCAAGTCCATTTCTTTGCAGCGAGCCAGAAGAGTCTATATGGAAACGAAGCCAACACCTGCGATCGAGTCTAAGCAATCCTGAAATTGCCATCCGACTTGGTTTATTAGACGAGCGAGAAAACCCCCTCCTCTTGAGGCGGGGATGAAAGCGAGTCCGATGTTAGAAATCGGACGGAGACGGCTTTGCGGTGGATGCAGGCACAAGGTACGGAGAGGTAGAAGGATGGGCGATCGATGCTGTGGAAACGAAAACAGAAACCACCGTCAATCCCTAAGTTTGGCGCGATCGCTAAGCCTGTTCTGCCTGTGGTGTATGAAGCCTACGGCTGCATTGAAACTCTTACTCCTCAACTGGTGCATTGGTTTACCATTGGCAGGCTTTCAAGCGCGACTGGCTATTCGAGACAGGTATCGCCTGGGAAACTACTATCACAAAAAATATTGTCAACGGATGGCGATCGTGAAGAAGATCGGTTGCTCTGGCGATCGCTCCTCCAAGGATACCCCACCCACTATTTAAGAATTTCCTATCAATTAAGTAGTCAACCTCCAGCGCCCGCCAAAGAAATTTTGCATGTGTGGCTTAACCTCAGTATCAGGGGCTATGACAAAGACTCGATCGCGCGATCGGTGGGTGAGTTTTTGACGTTTGTGGCACTCGATCAAAAACTGCCTGGGTTGCTCATCAGCACCAAGATTTACACAGCAGAGAGTTGGTTGATCTTTGTCTTTAGCCGGGTCCGTAGTTTCTACGTTGATGCTGGTATTGTCCAAGAGCGAGTGCCGCTTGACAATGTGCGCGGGTATGGCTTGCGTGGGAGGGAAGAACCTTGAGCGATCGCCGTCAGGGTTTCACGCTGCCAGAGCTGCTGCTTGTTCTCTTTCTCATTGGACTGTTAGCGGCGATCGCTATCCCTACCTACCTCGCCCAAGCTCAAAAAGCGCGTGACGTGCAAATTCAGACAGATTTGCGATCGGTGGCGATCGACCTGCAAGCCTATGCCGCTCACTATGGCTACCCGCCCGATGCACCACCAGGTGCTGAGCCTGCACCTGAAATCAGTTTTCCTGTAGAGCCTGGTCGTGAAGTAGATTACGATCGCGCCTCTGCCAAAGATCCCATCCCCTGCTACAACGGGCAGCGCTGGGTGAAAATTGTGAGCTATCCCAATAGTGGACGGACAGATGATTATCGCAAGCCAGGGGCGATCGGTGAGTGGACGCACACTGGCAAGGATTGGGCACTTACTTTGTGGGTGGGAAAATGTTAATCGCGCCAAAATAGTAATACAGGGTGACTACGGTGCTTGTCCCATTCTCAACGCCTACTGGCAAACGCCAAATACTTCGACGGAGACCGTAATGCTTTCTAAGCCTGAGTCAATCGCCCACCAAATTCTGCTGCAATACCCGATCGACACAGACCGCGACCGGCTCAATGCTCTGATTGTGATGGCTGTAAAGAAGCGCGATCGGGAAGTCAATAGCTTACTGCAACAACTTTTAGGCGAGTTGCAAAGTGAGTCCGGGAAAGCTAAGCGACAACTGGAAGGAGCGATCGCGCTGCTGACCAGGACTAGAGCCGCGATCGAAGAAACGCTGCATCCGAGAGTGTAGGTCCGTTCAAAGCCACAAAACAAGGATGAAAATCAAAGCACCCAGCCCGCCACCAAACACATGGTTGCTGGACAGCGATGCACCCAACGCCACAAAGATAGCAGCGACAAGCAGCATTTTCAGGGAGCAGGGCAAACGTCCCCAATTGTGAGCAAGGCGCTGGGGCAGGTTGGGATAATGTTTTTGCTGGCGAGGGCGCTTCCAGCCTGAAAGCAACCCATGAATCAGCCAGTCGTGCGCGGCAGGCGATAAGACCAGAACATCCCACCAATAGGTCTCGTGCCCCAGGTTGCGGTAATCGAGATGGTGCATGGCGTAATGATGTTTGCGCCCTACTTTTGGGGTGTTTGTCGCGCCATGCTGGAGAAGTGATGTAAGTGCGGTAGTTGGTTTTACTCAACTGTCTCTCCTACCTAAGGTCTAAACCATTCTTCTGTACTAAGGCAATAACTTCATTGCTTGGAGTGGCAAAACTGACATTTGAAAAACCGCCGTTCTCGTTAAGCCATGCAGATTTATTCACACCGATCATTTCACCTTGCTGATTAAATAATGGACCACCGGAGTTGCCATACCGCAAAGCGATCTTCGCTTTGATGTCAGCACCCCTCAAACCAAGAATGTACCCTTGGTTTATTTTTGCCTTGTTGGCGGGATTGCCAATTGAGCAAACTTTCTCGTTAGGCTGAACAGCCTTAGCCGCCAAACTTACAACAGCTAGCGACTGAGCGGTAACTACTTTTACAATTGCAAGATCTCGCAATTGATTAAAAGCAACTACAGTGCCCTGGAAATTCTGCCCTGAAGCCAAACGGATATAGATTTTATTTTTCCTGTCCGCGATTGCTTCTTTCACTACGTGGTGATTAGTGACGATTAAGCCATCACTGGAAATCACGCTACCTGAACCAATCTCATAACCTGCATAAATTTGAGCAAATGCGGGGTTGTTCGTTATACATACTGACTGATAGCCGCTTTCATGCGAGACTGACGCGACTTTCTGCTTTTCCACTTTAGAACACACTTGGATTGTATAGTCCAGGATCGATGGATACTTGCCTTGCGGGGTGCTGCTGTTTTTGTTGCTAGCGCTGCCTGAGTACCAAAAAGAAGCCGTCGATCGACAAGCTTCAAAGCTACTCTCTCCGGCTTTACGCGCTCGTTTAAACTCCTGTGTGAGTTTGCAGGTAGCAATCTTTTCCTGATGATCCGGGCTGCCAAGAAACTGCTGAGCCGTAAGCTGTTGCCCTAAACACTCCTGTGACCAGGAAGGCACATTGGCAGGCATAATCTGATATTTACCCAAGGCACCCGAATCAGCATTAGTAGTCGCATAATCACCGCCCGATTCTTGATTGGCGATCGCCTTGATGACTGGATTGCTACTACCTGCCGATCGTGCCGTCGCACCGACAACCGCCATCTCCAAATAGCCGCGCTGGGGTGGAATATATTTGCCGCCCACTTTTTGACCCCAGTGCAAATGCGGTCCGGTTGAATTGCCCGTGTTGCCAGAAAGTGCGAAGACTGAGCCTGTTTTATGGCTACCAGGATCGCACTGGGATAAATGTGCAGCGAGAAAGCTATAAAGCTGCCCAGAGGGTTTGATCACGGCATAGGTGCCTGCTGCGTTACCCTCAGATTCAGAGTGGCATTCTACCGTGCCTGACATCGGCATTTTGATGGCAGTACCCACAGGCAAAGCAACATCGGCACCTTGATGATTAGTAGAACCGATGCCGCCTGGACTGGAACGCAAGCCGAAGCCGCTGGTTACAGCGTAGCTGCCAATTTTTTGCCCTTGTTGCACGACTGAAGTGTCGATTATTTCATCGCCTTCCTGCAAGGGCAACTCATCTAGCTTGCTGTCGTGCATCGGCACCAATCCAGAGACAGGAAGGATGGCGTGCAGAATGATTTTCGCCCAATCTGTAGGGGACGCGCCTTTAACCAATTGAGCCGCCATCAAAATGGCAAGGCACACCCAAGGGGCAATGAGGTGAAACCCTAGCGTGTTGATGTAGAGCGATTCTTGTACGTCGCCTGAAACATCGTTGAGTTTGCGTTTGATTCCTTTCTCTACGCGGTTAAGCTTTAACTCAAAGAAATAATCCCAAGCGTCTTTCGGATCTGGCTTGTCTTTGGGCTGACTGCTCGACCGCTTAAGACTTGTTTCGATGCCATCCAAACGATCGTTGATTTTGGATAACGCTGCTGCTAGGTCATTGCTAACAGCCCCACCTGACTGGTACTCAGCAACATCGCTATCACTAGCAAATTTGCCTTTATGTCTGCCGCTGGTATGCCTATAGCGATTAACGTCTGGATCAAACTCAATAGCCATTGATTACTCCTTTGGCGTTGGAGGCTGCATCTGATTTGCTTCCTTACCAATCAATGGCACTTGCCAACCTGTAGCTTTCTGAAGCTCTTGATTAGCAGGTGCAATCAGCCCAGGTGTAAGGATGTTGGCAGCTACCCACAGCATGAAAAGGTAATACAACCCGATCGCAGTTCTTGCCATCACTCCACCCCGTTCGGTGGCACCGGATTGCGGTTTTCAGCAGGGCGCGTTTGACCAGTCAAGATAAACGTGGCTACGTTCCACAACACTTTGACCGTGCCTGCCACATCCACCGACAGTTTCACCGTGCCCGATCCCATGAGGTTAAAAAGCAGCAACACAATCACCAACGTCCCGATCGTCTTACGCATGAGTCAATCCTCCAACTTTGTCTAATGCACCTTCCCAAACCTGTTTCACCCGTTGATATTTCGGGTCGTTGTTGCGTAGCTCTCTCAACCCACAAAGAGCCGCAATTTGTCGCAGCGGGCTTTTAATTTCTTTGGCGTTGAACTGTTCAGCCAGATGCTCAATCTCTGCCATCACAGACTCACTGAACGTCTGCTGCGACCAAACCTCTAAAGGATCTGTTTCATCCACAGGCAGCTTAAGTTCAATGTTGCTCACGCTCAAATTAGGAATCAGTCGGATACTGATCTCCTGGTTGATGCGCACCACACCCAACCGTCTTGCACCTAAACCTTGGATACCTTTAACCCGATCGATGATGCTGTTCACATCCTCCACTCCTAACCGCCGCAACGGGTCAGCTTTCTGTGCTGAGGTGTTAAGCACGATCGTATTGAACGAGTCTTGCGCTGCCAATGACAGTCCTGTGTCGGTGACAGTCAGGTTTTGGATGCCGCAAATCACCTTGATCCGCTGCTTCAACCCTCGATTAATGACATTCTTAAACGCACTGATGAGAGCATTGGCTTCATCCTTGCCACGACTCTTAGCCATGTCAGTTACAGCGATCAACTCGTCGATCGCCAATAGTCTTGGCTGCCAATTGCGGGCATGTGTTGGATCTTGGCTTGCCTCTGCCCGCCGATCGACCTCTGCTGATTCGGCAATGATCGCATCCCGAATTTGCTCATACGTCGAACGGATGTAGCGATCGCGTGGCAGGTGAAACCACCAATTCGGTTCACTGCCTTCATGGGCACTCCCATAATCGAGGTCACAGATGGTGACGTGCAGGTTGGGCTGGTGCTGAAAGTGGTGGGCTAGCTGCCACAACAAGAAAGTGGTCTTACCGTCACCAGACACACCGCACACCAACTGCGATCGACGACTAAAATCACCCAGCCACTCACCCTTAATCGATTCAGTCTCCAACCACGCTTGCATGTTGGTACTGAGTTCCTTTTGCAGGTGCTTCACCTGAATCAGTTTGCGGGCTTCGCCAATGTCCGATCGCTGCAACCCATACACCTGGAATAGATGCTGCCAGCCTTCGGCAAACGTGTTAACTCCCAGTGCCAGCGCCTGAATGTAATCGCTATTATTCAGTTGCTCTTTGCGGTTTACGCCCACAGAGCCACCCAGCAGGGTCAGCCCTGCATAAAACCCGATCGGGCTACGAATGGTAGACATCACCAGTGCAGCACTACTTGCTAGCAGCAGGCTTGTTAGCGCTTTTGGTTGGTTCATCAGCTTTTACTGGATTGAGAAAATTGGTACCGAGGATCAGAGAATACTGAGCGATCGCTTCATTTGCCGCGTCAAGATACTCTTTCGGCGCGATCGCTTTGTCGCTAACAGCTTCTCCTTTCTTGACCGCACGTAAGGCATGAAGGCAGGCTAATGAATCAATGAAGCGGTCTTTCAACACGGCGAACTGCTCAACATCGCCCGATAGCGACCCATAACGCTTGGAGGCTTTGGCATAATCGCGGTACTGCTCAGCGTAAGTTTGCACTAACCAATACTCGGCATTGCTGCTCTTCTGCGCCTGTCGCTGAAACTGGTCGGCTCTGATCTTAATGAGCAACCCGAAATCACGATCACCTGTCGCAACGGCTTTATCCAGTGTGCTAATCAAGTCATCCATTGATGGTGAGTCAGTGGCAGGGGCTAGAGCTTGCCCATCCTTCTGCACCTGCCTCTGCACAGCAGCATCACGGACTGGTGTAGCTGGTGGGTTCTGGTGGGGTCGGGTAATCAGAGGCAACGCGATCGCGCCCACTACCACACCAAAGAACAACAGCTTACCTGCAAAGGTCGGCTTCCCTGGCGATGGGTTTGTCGAAGTTGGTGGGGTTGGTGTATGCCCATTTTGAGCGTTAAATTCTGGTGTGTCTGAAAGCATGGTATTTCCCCACTAAAACAGTTTTCGTCCCACCAAATCAACGCAAGAATCGGACTTTGAGGTCTGTCGCTGGTGGGTGGATGGGCTTTCTACGGATCGACTTTTTGATCCTCTCGCAGCGAAAGCAGGTTGCTTAAGCTGTCCAATTCAGCAGCAGTCAGGGTGCCGCGCTGCATTTGACGAGTGATAAATTTAGCCACTACCGCATCGTCATCGCGCTCTGGTATCGCTAGTGCAGTGGCTATGACTGCTGCGACAACAGACAAACCAGCAAACGGCGCAATGTGCGTCATCACCACACCCAGGAAGCGCTCACGCCCCTGCACGGTGGTGGCAGGATAGTTCTCTAAATAGTGGTTGGTGGCAACGCCAGTAGCGAGAAAAGCGGCAAAACCACTAGCGATCGCGCTGCTCAGTGTCTTCAGGGTGAGGCGCTGTAAAACTTTTGAGTAAGGGTTGGGCATGGCTGATAGAGAGGGTATAGAGAACGCCGAAAAGGAAGGCGAGAGCAATCAATCCTGAGACTTTCCCAGGCTTTGTAACGCTGTTAAACCTTCGGTGAGGCTAACAGTCTCAGCATTTGTGGCAGTGTGCAACCTGTTAGTTTCCATCTGGTAGAGACGCGCTTCTAGCTCCAACTTCTGACGCTTGGCTGCGATCGCAGCAGCGGCTTGCTTGGTCTGCTGCAATTTCTGTTCGCGCTGTTGAATGTCAACTGCCATTGAGGTTTCAAGCTGATCAGCCGCATTGATGAACTGAGCGGCTAGAGCCAACGGATCTTCGTAGGTTTGCACCTCAGAGACTCGTAAACCTTCCAGGGTGTACGTTTGTGGCAACTGAGGAGCGCCTAAAACAATCTGATGGTTACCAACCTCTACGGTTACAGGGGAAGCCTCAACGACTGGCTTCAGGTCAAACTCATGCATGAGCATGTCAAGGTCAACAGGGTTAAGACCATCCGTGATGTCCAAATTCAACTCTTGACAACGACGGTGAACGGTCGTTTTAGAAAGCTTGTTGTCCCTGCAAAATTTGGTTAAAGATGTGTTCATTGGTCAAAAACCTCAAAGCCTTATGGGAACTGACTTGGAACAGGTCGGAACGGGTTGGAACACGATTCTTTCGTCAACACCTAGTTCCAATCGTGTTCCAAGGGCGTTCCACGAATGAAATCACGGTAACACATTTATCCCCTTTGTGTTCCCTTAGTAGGGGTGAAATTAGGTAGATTAGTAGAAATGTGTAGCAAAGGCGTAAGATTATGACTGAAACATCCCCTACTAGCACCATTGACGATATGCCACCAACCGACGCGCAAAAGATGGAGCGGATCGACTTTGCCGTACCCAAACCGTTGCTTGATGAAGCGATCGCAATGGCAAAGGAAGATGGGTTTAAGCCCGCTGAATTTTTCCGGCAGGTATGGCTAGACGGGTTGTTCGCTTACGCAGAGAAAAGCAACAAAGTCTTAGTGAATCGCAAGCTTAGGCGACAAGCCACAGAGACGGATGAATCTAAATAGCCAACTAAAACCCCTGTCGTCACTGGCAAGGGTTTCTTGTATGCGGTAAGGGGCTTTACTGCGACGGCTTTGTGGAGTACCTTGGGTATACCTATGCTTCAACCTGGATATACCCCTGAATTTAGAGCTGCGCGTAGAAACCTCCGTCGTGGGCTATGCCCCAACCTGGAGTTACTAGAGCACATCTATCAGCAAAACTGGGAAGACCATTTGGGGGAGTCTGAGAAAGTAGTGGCTAGAGAGTGCCTTCGGGAATATGGAGTAGCAGACCAATGGCTGTAGCAGTTGACCTGAGAGCGATCGATGCGTGGTTTGACCAAGTGCAAGGCTGGACACCTGTGCAGGCTGTTACCAATGAAGGTGTGCCACTTCCAGCTAACGCCTTGCCCGTTGTCACCCTAGAGCAAGTAAAGACGATCGCGTCTAAGTGCGAATGGGTTGAGATTGACGATATGTCTGACACCCCCTACGCCCAAAGCGGTTTTATGCATCCTGAAGGTATAAGCGTTGGCTGGGGTCACCCCGATGATGCCTTTAATGGCAAGGCTGGCACAGGGGTATTGTTCTTTAATGCCTATCGGTTTTAGCGAGCGATCGCTCTCCCGATCAAACCCGTCATAAGGTGGCTTTACCGTGAAGGGTTTGTGGAGTACCTTAGGTATACCGATACCAGAACAGCCTGGAGCGATCGCGGATGTTGACCGACCCGGAGCACTACGAAGAGTGGTCTGATGAGGTTTGGGCTAAAACTCCTGAAGAGGCAGAAAAGCTTTGCCAATCCCTTGCTGGTCATGCTTTGACAGAGATCTTGCAAGTGACCCAAAAAACCAAATCAGCTTCTCGAAACGGTACGTTCAAGTTTGTCTGTTGGTTCAAAACGGAGCAAGCATCTTATGACACTAGCGACAGCGACAGCACCGATTGAGGGGCTTAAAGCTCTCTTTTACCCGCCCAAGCGTGGCGAGCACTGGCTTTCAATTAACCTGGCGTTAGTAGATGACGTAGCGGAAACATTTGCTGTTGCTAAAGGTCTGGGGTTTAAGCCCGAATTAGCGCAGATTTCTAGCCGTCAACGGGTAGAGCTTCATGCACTCCTTTTTTATGAACAGACCAACGGTGATCCGATGACTACGACGAATCTGGACGACAAAATTGACTATCTAGCCGACCAAATTAACCCGGCTGCCATTCGCCATCCTTATGGGGGAAGGCTTTTACACACATAACAGGAAAGCGGTATGTCTGTGAACTTCACAATTGAGTTCGATGCTCAAGCGGAAGGCTATCAAGCCGAAGATATTGAGCAGTTGCTGAAGCAGATCTCTAAGAGCGCTGCCTGCCTCTCGACGGTAGTGATTTTGAAAAACGCTCACTACCTGACCACAAAAGCATTTTCTTTACTTCATGACTATCTGCAAAAGCACTCAACACGGGTACTGATGGTGCTCATCTCTAGCGATCGCTCTCGCATTTTCCCACCCTTGCTTGCACTTGTTGTAGAAACCCCTCTGTGAGCCTCAACGCTATGAGCAACCAGGCAGATTTAGTGACCAAAGATGAATTTGAAACGGTCAAGCAACTACTAGCAAGCGCTGCTCGGTATGCTGAGTCTTCACATCAACGGCTGGATCAAGTCTCGATTCAACAGCAGCAGTCGGCTCAAGAAACGCGTGAACTGAGGGAGTCTCAGAAGCAGTCGGCTCAAGAAACGCGTGAACTGAGAAAGTCTATCCGCGAACTAAGAGAAGCCCAAAAGCAGACCGATCAGCAGTTGCAGTCTTTCATTTTTGAAGCGCAGCGGCTCTTTACGCAGCAAGCCGCCAGCATTGAACAGCTTAAAGGCATGAATGAACGGCTGGATGGCGTACTGGCTTATCTCATCCGCAAAGAGCAACGAGGCGAATAGCCTTGCGTAGCGCTTAACTCATTCTTCCTTCAACCCTCGATCGCTACATCGAGGGCGACATTGACGGATTCCTCGACCAGTACCGCTAATTGCAAAGAATAGCGCTGCCAGTTAGAGTCGGCAGCGCTATAGTGATTTTGCAATTTCAACTCGTTCAATTCTACTTATGGATACACAACCTAAAGAAATCGATCAATTCTTGTTCTTTTTCGTCAAAGGTGCCAACGAATTTGACCGACCAGTTACAGAAATTACCTTGAGTGTTCATGGTCTGCTGGTCACTGGTCAAATCATTGGCGCTGCTTTTTACGCCGAACAATTCAGTCAAGGCAAAGGCAAAGAGTCAGAACAAGCCTATGAACAGATCCGGCAAGACATCCTAGCGCAACAGGATTTGTATATTCACTTGCAAAATGCCAGGGTGCTGCTGAGTCGGGATTTCATTCCCACTGAAAGCACCGTTCTCTGGCGTGGAAGACTGGACGCGATCGACGGCTTTTTCTGGGGGCGTCTCGTCTAAAGCGCTGCGAGCTTGCAAAATCTCTGCCATCATTTTTAATGGCTGCATGTCTGGATGCATGACGACTTTCATAGGGCATAGCAAAGATAGCAACATCCCTACTATGCCCTAAGAGTTTGAGACAAACTATGCTTTTAACCCTCGATCGCTACATCGAGGGTTTCTTTATGGGCACCACATGCCGCACCACTGGTAGTTGCCCACTTCGGTAGCACGTCGCGATGATCCGTCAAGAATCACTGTGGCTTAAGCCCAGTGAGTATTTCAAGCCTCCACTGCTAAGGCGATCGCACTTTCTACCAGATCCCAATCACTAGCAGGGTAAAGATTGATGGGTCGCACTTCACCGTTGATGATGCCGCCTCGCTGTTGAGGGCTAGAGCCGTGACGGTTGCGGTACATGCGGGCGGCTTGAATGCCTGCTTGTTGGATCTGGAAGGGAGAGAGCAATCTGCCATTGAGCTTGGCGTAGTCAGAGACAGTGAGCGGGTCAGGTTCGATGATGGGTCTGGTGGATGTGATGTCCTTCGTCAGGTCTTCCAGGTGCATCAATTGCACAGCGCGGGACAATTGACCCGTGAGGATATTTTTGAGCGTGGAGCCTTCGGGTAGTGCCTCAATCTCGGTCGCGGTGCGCGTCGCTTGTGCGATGCGATCGAGCACCAGCAGCTTTGGATCAAGCGCGGCGAGTGGGGGCGTTGGGGTTGAAGGTGGGGTTGCGACCGCTGGGGTCACGTCCACCGTAGTGGTCGCTGGCTCCAAAAAGGTTTCTGTCTCAGCCGGGGCGATCAGAGCTTCACTCTCGCTGGCAGCGATCGTCTTCTTGCCCAGTTGGTTGAGCGCTTGGTGGAGGGTGAGATTTTTCAGTGCGCCTTCAAGCTGGTCACGTCCTTCCCAAAGTTGCATGGCACGTTGGGCTTTACGCTCTTGGATGCCGCGTTGTTTGAGAAACGGTAGCCATTCGCCGTACTTACATACCTCTCGTTTGAGCAAGAGCTTTTCACCCAGTTCGAGGTAGAGCAGTAGGGCAGACTTGCCCGATCGCACGGCGACAGTTTCCGCTTCGACAGCACGCAGATAGAGTTCGCTGATCTGATCGTCCAGGGAGAGGGCAGCGAGTTGAGGCAACAGACCCACTGTGGCGGTTAACTTTTGGGCTGGGTCAGATTTGGTGGTCATCGACGCTGCCAGGTAGGCAAGGGCGCGGGGTGTCCAGACAGTAAGGGTGTGAGCCTGATGCGAAAGACCGAGTTTGGTGCGGAGCGTTTTGGGTACTTTGCGCGTCTCCACGCCTAGCGTTTGCAGTGTTTCAGTGTGACGACGCTGGCAACCATACACAATGTGCAGCTCGACTTCGAGCCAGTCAGCGACGCCCTGGACGCTAGTTACTAAGTTGCCTTGCCATTTGACGAAGGGATGCGCGGGTTTGACCTGGAGGAGCGATCGCAGGAGAGCCAGGTCGGTTTGGAGGGGGGTGAGAGTAGGGGATGAGGGAGGAAGGGGTTTTAGTTGGGGGGCTTTGCCGTTAAGCTTCTGCTTGGCTTCGGAGAAGGCTTTGACCAACTTGAGCTTGCATTGCACTACTTGAGGTGTGTTGCGGCTCAGGGTCATCACGAAAAACGATTGATCTTCGTTGAGGAGGGCGTAACGCTCAGGACGACCGCCCTTACTACCTTCAAGGGGTTTCTCCGTTTCAAACGGAACAACCCCAAATGCTTGCTCTATCTGTACTTGGTGTTTCTGAATTGTTTCAAGGAAGTTGCTGTGATCAACGCCTAAACTTTCGGCAATCAAACGGGAATCAACGACTAGGATGCTATCGTGTTCTGCGACTGATAAATTAGACATGGTTCTCCTTAGTGATATTGGGTGGACTAGGGCGATCGCAGCTTTGACCGGGTGCGATCGCTTCAAACTTTGAGCGGCACACTAATCAAATCCGTCATAGGTTGTTGTGACGGATTTGAGGTTATCTTTAGAAGAAGGACATACAGGGCGATCGTTGATGCTCCAAAATCCTGAAAGCTATGAGGAATGGGAAGAAACCGTTTGGGCAAAACATAAGGATGCAGCTTGTGTGTTGTGTCAGGCGATTGCGGCTGAGGCAACGCTAACAGCGGTCATTAACGTGACTCAGGAAACGAAGAAACTTAGCAAGAACGGTACTTATAGATTTGTTTGTCGGTTTAGAAGCGAGGTAAGCCCCAATGACAGTAGCAACACTTGAGAGCGTCAAAACCTTTGCTTACATCCCAGCCAGAGGGCAACGCTTTCTCTCGGTCAATCTGGCGCTGGTTGATTTAAGTCAACTGAGTGACATCGCTAAAGCGCTTGGGTTTAAGCCAGAACTGGTACAAATGCAAGGCAAGTCTGGGACTCAAGTACACGCGCTTTTGTGGCAAGGGTCGATCGAGGATACGCCTGCTGATCTGGATGCACGAGTGGAGGTGCTGGCGGATCAGGTGAATACGGAAGCGATCCGCTATGCCACTGGCGCTTGGACTAATCGCTGAGCTTCAAACTTTCATTACTTACACATCACCTCCTTACCAGAGCTTTATCAAAAGCTCGCGGATTTCCTCTGTTGACCGGGAACTCTTTAAACGAACTTATCCCGGTCAACCTATGAAACCTTCCTTTTACTGGCTGCTGCTACCAGCCGCACTTGTCTCGCTAACCTTAAGTAGTTGCTCTGGGCAGACGACAAAAGCACCCGTTACCTCTCCTTCGCCAGTAGCCGTCGAATCACCATCACCTCAAACCGATACGTTTGACGCTGGTTTAGCCAAAGCTTCGGATGCCTCATATACCGCCAAAACGGCTGAAACTTCGGAGGATTGGGATCTGGCAGTGTCTCGCTGGCATCAAGCGATCGAGTTGATGCAAGGAGTACCAACAGGAACTGCAAACTTTGCCCAAGCGCAAGAGAAACTGGCGGAGTACAAACGCGGTTTGCTTGCTGCCCAGAAGCGGATCACACCGAAAGAAGTTGCTTCAGCGCCTGTAGTATCTGAGCCTGAGAGCACGCCCATTGCATCAAAAGTTGATACAAGCAGTTGGTCAGAAGATCAGAAAGAGCAAGTGTTTTTAGCAGCGGTTGATGGCACCGCGTCACCAGCAGAAAAGGCTTGGGGTGCAACGGTTTCCAACGCGAAAAAAGTTGAGATTGCCAAAGGCGCTTGCAAAGAATTTGATCGAGGCGCAACCTTCAACGACATAGGACTCGAAATCATTAAGGCTTTCGGCTCCAAGTCTGCCGCTGGTAGGTACACCGCTGCAATGGTGGGTGGTGGCGTATCAGTTTATTGTCCCGAACACCGCTCCAAAATACCTTCTAGCCACTAACAACTCCTGACAATTCAACCTTTCACTTAACCCTCTATCGCACGATCGAGGGTTTCTTTATGACTCTCCATCATGCTCTGTATTCAAAACCTGTCTAGGGAAATTAATGCCAAAATCAATCCCTAGAACGCTTTCTATCAGTCTTAGCGTCTCTTCTGGTAAAGATTGCTTCTCATCCTCAATGCGATACCAGTTTTGAACGGACATCCCTGCGGCAGCAGCAATCTGAGTAACGCTTCTAGCGTCTCCCTTCCGCGCCTCCCTGATGCGTTTTCCGAGCTCAGGTGCTTCTACTTCTACAGTCCGTACAACTCTCACATTTTGAACCATTAAATCACCACCTTAAAGTGTGTCACGTCTTGAGTAATGTGTACATAGTAATGTATCACTCAACTCACGTCAAGTTTAAGTTTTAACTTGACGTGTTTAACGTAATGAGTTAATCTTAATTCATGGGTGAGGGACGGGGAACAGAGAACGCCAGACACTACGCCCCCGCCACGCCGCTGAGACTCTCGCTAACCAGGCACTCAACCGGAACCTCACCCACACTCAAGACAACGCCATCACACGGTCACGCCAAGCGCCCGCCGTCACCAAAGGGCACCACGACGTAGGGTTCGTCACAGGGTCGCTGAGCAGCCAAATGGAGATTGGCTAGTGGAACGGCTTTACCGCCTCAGTCCTGAAATTACGTTAATGCCAGCGAGGACGGTCTCAACTCCGTGTAAAGGCAGAGAGGCGTACTTTTCAACTGGAGAAACAAAATGAAAACCACCGTAACGTTTGAAGAACTCAGAAAACTGCACATTGGCGACCAACTTGAAAATCCTTCCCGTTGCGGAGTGGCTGAAGTCATCCATAACGAGGAGCATTGCGTTGCGATCAGGGTCATCGACGGAGACGAAAGTCTCCGTATTGGAGCGACCATCAGCTATAGAGAGTCTGAGAGTTTGCACGGAGGATGGGAAATTCCTCAATAACTTTTAGAGCCGATCGCAGTTTTGGAGGCAAGCTTTAACGCCTCCCGCTAACGTGCCAACGCCCGATTCCAAGTTCGGGGGGAAGAAGACGGAGGAGCGTACACCAACAGTTAACGGAGTAAAACAATAACCACTTACAAAGACACACCATGAGTAAAAACCAAAAGCCCAATGTCTATACGCCCACAGGAGCGGGCACCGTCGCCTCCAAAGATGTCAAAAACAACGAGGTAACGGTAACGGTCGTCTATCCCAATGGCGATCGAACAACCTGGTCTGACGACGAGGTTGTTTATTGATCGCCGCGCAGCTTAGAGTAAGCCATCTTCCCGCAACTTTGCTTCCACCGCCGATCGCACGTAATCAGCTTTTGCTGTGCCCATCGCACGCAAGAGCGCGTCGATCGTGGGCGGAAATTTAAAAGATAACGGACGTTGATCGCTGGTTGTCCCTAGACCTTTGCTCCATTGTTTTTTTGCTGCTGCCGCTTCTGGATTATGTTTACGTTTTGCCATATCGATCCTTTATCTTTTTACTACTATAGCGCGTAAACTCCCAGCAAAATCAGTAAAACTACTGAGGACTGCGAGTAGACGCGCTGCTAAGATGGACGCATCACTTCAAGAGGTTTTTCAATGCACGCACCCACCCCTGCCGAACGCGCCGCTCTGATCGCCCCCCACTTGGGCGTTTCGCGCCCCTTCAGCGCTGCTGGCTCGTCCCTGATCGACCAGATCCGAGAGCCGCTGTTTGAGGCGCAGTCGCTCGATCCAGCCGAAGAAGCGCGGCTACTGGCTGCTCTGTCCGTCCAGATCGCCGGACGGCTGGCAGCGCTCCACGGTTGCCGCTAGACCGCGAGGGGCGGGTTGCGCCGCCCCCTTTGCACCCCACACCCCACACCCCACACCATGCAATCCTTAATCGCCCACTACAACACCGCCGCTTTTCTCCGCACCTTCGCTGCCTCCTGCTACGTCGCTGGCAAATTGGTTTACGGCGAGATCAAGTCGATCGCGCTTGAACTCTGGACCATCTACACCAGCGAACGAGCGAAGCGGCTCTACACCTTCCTGATCCTCTCGGTCATTGCCCTTGCTTGGATGGGTGCCTTCGCTGCCGTCTGGTTGGGCAATCGCAGCCGCGAACAATTTGACCGCTTCGTTGCTTGGCGCGATCGGTTCATCGCTTCCCATCTAGAGCAGCCTTCCGAGTGCCTGGTCGGTGACGAAATTGCTAAAGCGGGTTGCGCTGTGATTGCTGAACTCTTTGCTCAAGCCGATGCCATCATGGCTCACCCGGTTTACGCTGATGCACCCGCCACACCCATCAAGCGCCGTCGCAAGGTCAAAGGTTTTCAATCCGCACAGGAGGTGATCGCCTAACAGACCGCTGCTGCCTGCGAACAGCGTGAGCGATCGCGCAAACACCTATTTCATTCATTTCATTACTAAGGAGAAAGTAAAAATGGATCGCTACTTTTACAAAGAGATGGATGGCTGGTACGACACGCTGAGATCCAGCCTCAGCCCAGCCATACTGTCGAACAAAGGTTGGACTGAATGCAGCGAAAGCGCATTCCATGCCTACCGTGAGAAGAATGCAATGCGGAATGCTGGCTGGTAAACCGTCAAAACGAAGATTACAGAGACTAGAGATTAACGCGCAACGCAAAAGAGCGCCCCGACTGCAATCGGAAGCGCTCTCAACAAAGTCCATCCAACTAGCACAGAAGGTAGACAAGCACCATGTTAACAGCACGGATCAATTTTCCTGCGACTGCTCCAGTTAGCGACCTTGACGCACCCGCCCTGAAAACGTTTAAGCATCGGGTCACCCTGGTCAACCATCAGACCGATCGCAGCCATCAGATCGAAGTGACGACTTTCAGCGACAGCTTTAACGCGATTCAGCGCGAAGTGGCTTACGTGCGATCGACCTGTCCCGCTTTGCAAGGCTACGCGATGGCTGATGCTCCGGTTGAATTGTTGAGCGGCAAACCGTTCTAGCTTTTTGGCTTAGAGGTGCATCTACTCCCATTCCTTCACCCATGAGTAGCACCATGCCTCAAATTCATATCGTTTGTCGTGGCAATTTGCGGCACCGCGTCGTTGCTTACGATGCCACTTTCTTGTTGTTTCTGCCCCATCTCCGATCGTTCCCTCGGTTTCTTGATGCAGCCGAAGCCCATGACTACTGCACCAAACTCAACGCAAGAGCGATCGCCGCCGACCAAAGCAAAGCGATCGCCTTGAGCCAGTAAACCACTAACTCTGCATCAATTATGCACTTCTATACTCTTTGTCCCAAGCATCCTGAATGTGGATGCTCCGACTTCTGCAAGGATGGCGATTGCTTCGGTCCCAAACCTCAACAGCGAGGCATCATGGCTCTAGTACTTCTGTTTTTTATGGCATTGTTTCTGATGCCGCTGGCAGCACTGGCATCGCCTTACAATCCACCGCCCACGATCGGCAGTCCTTCTAGAACGGGTGGCTCTGGTACACGTTAGCTGAAGCTCGGTCCGTCGTGTGTTCCCCTTCCTTCCTTCATCCTTTCAAACCATGTCAATAAACGAACGCCTCCCCATCCCTAGCGCTGAACGAATCTGCCAAGCCACGCTCGCACCAGAACGGGTCGCTACATTGGTAAGTTGTGCCGTGAAACTAATTGATGTGCTTGATCTGTACATCGAAGATCCAAACCCGATCGGGTTACAACTGCTGCGAGAACTGGCTGATGATTTGGAGACAGCGATCGCGCAAGCCGTCTTAACAGCACAATAACCCTGCCCGTGTGTTCCCTCGCCATTCACATATGCACTACCCAGAACCAGATGCTCTGACCCAGTTGGAGCAAAAATTAGACAATTTTCACCGCACCAGCCGATCGCAGTACGCCAATTATCTGGCACTGCTCAACTCAGCAGAGAACTACACCCGCAAGGGGCAGGCTGTACCCGATCGCATTCGGGTGGCGATCGCCGCTCGGTTAGCGTACCTGAAACGGTTGCAAGATGTGAGCGATCGGCTGCTGGCTCAGAGCCTGATTTTGGCAGAAGCACTAACTACAACGGCGAGCCATGAACCAACCACAAGCAACTTTTGACGGCGAACCCGTCACCGTCGCGCAGAGCACCACACCTGGCAAACTTATGCGCGACGGCGAAGCCCTCTATCACGTCAAATTGGAGCCATTGCCCAGTGGCGGCATGGCTCAATACTGGCTGACGCAATCAGAAGTCGAGCAATCTATCAAAGGTGGGTTTGCAGCCATCCGTCGATTGCAACAAGCTTGGCTGAACCAGGTGGCTTAAGTAATTCTACTGAAGGGGTAAATTTAAAAACGGTGATACCGTTGTACTTACCTCGATTCTCAGCATAATTGCTGAGACGAGTCGGTTTCCAAACCTGTCCAGCACTGTTCCAAAGATTACCAAGTCGAAAGACTTCCGGCGCTCTTGCATTAAAGTTTATGTCTGACCTTCAAAACCTCAGCCTGTCAGCATTTGAGGCTGAAGTACGGCAAGCCTCTTGCACACTTTCCCTGTCTACAGAGCCAGGGTCAGATGTTCTAGAGCAAGGTGTTTGGTTCCTCAATTGCCCAGATGGTCCCACAGCCGATCGCTTCCTGTCGCAACGGCGGCGTTTAGCCCAAATTGCCTTGTTTAATCAAGTCCCTCAAATTAATGTGAGAGTGAGCGGCGATCGGTACGACACGATCTGCCCTTCGGTGCATTTATTATTGGGTGCCATGCCACAGAACAGGGTTTTAACGGTCAACGATCTGCCTCGTGATGCCAGTGGGATGCGGCTTATTGGCGATCGTTCGATACTGCGATCGCTTGTGCTAAGCAATCCCAATCTTAAAGTGATTCAGTTTTCCAATGATGTTGGCTTAGCATCCGGATCTAACTGCCTTTCTGCTTGCGCGCTCAGTGTTGAGCAGTGGGAAGGGCGTAGAATGCATGGCGAAACTCAGATTAAGGGTATTCGCACCTGGATACCGGAATACTGGGAGCAATTTCAGACGTTGTTGTTCAGCCATGCTAGCACCGATGTCGAGTTTGACTACCCCGCCTTCCGCTACGACGGCTCACCCATCTACCAATTTGTCAGAGCGGGCTTAGCCATTTACCGCGATCCTCAAGGCAAAAGTCAGCTCGTGAGGATGGTCGATCTTTTGCAGCTCAAGGATGGGCATTAGCTTGGTGATCAACTGATGCGTGCCCGTTGCCATGACCTTTCAAAACGCTAACGTAAAACTCGCTGGCAGCATCCAGCCCAAACAACGCCGCCCAACCATAAACATTAAACGGTTTGCCATCTAGCTCCACAATCGCAGCCAGTTTACCCAAAAAATTGCCATCTAACCAGTAAGGCTGTCCTTGTAGTAATGTCGCCAGAAACGCTCTTTGGTCAGCTTTCTGCTGCGGGAAAATTTTAGCGGCTAATTGCTCAAGTGTCAGCCCGTCGCGCTCAGCCTGAGCCACGATCGCAGACCGTGCTTGCTGCAAATGCTCAGGTAAGAGCTGTATTTTTGGGGATGGCTCTGGTTGGGTATCCCCTCCTTCGGTCGCTACCAGGAGATAGTCTTCCAACGTGTAAGCTTGGCCATCCGCGCGACAGAAACGTTTTAGTCGTGCTAACGCCCAAACCAATCCGATCGGTGGTTCGAGTCCAACGCCCTTACGAAACCGTTGCAGCTTGGGCATGTTGGTGTCATAACCAACTGTTGCTAATTCTTCGACTAATTGCTCCATTGTGACCGGGGCGGCTTCCATCAAATCACGGATCAGCCTGCCTAACCGCTGCATTCCGGCTTCAGAAAAGTTGTAAGCGCCCATAAGACCTCTGCCATTGCGTTGCTCAAATTGTACCAATTTGATTATCAAGTTTCGATAAATCAAGCTTGACAGATCAACATTGATCATTGATTATTGAAAAACCAGCAGATGGATGGGGCTGGTCACGAATGATTCCTCAATGCACCCAACCCGCTATCTGAGCGGGTTCTTTCAGACCTTATTGGAGCGCCACAGGTATTCCCAAGCCATGCATAGACTTCTAGAACTACCGCACGCAGAACGCAAAACACTCTTTGTCCATGAAAGCTTGGTTACTCGGATCAAAGCCGCTGCCCTTCCCGGTGAGCATCAATGGCAGACAGTGCAACGACTTCTTGAAGCTGGCTTGCGTCAGCACTCAGCCAACGATCGGGTTGCCTAAAAATTAAACGCCGGAACACAACTCCGGCTTGTAGCCATTCGCCCGTGTCTTGGCACGGACAGACTATGACCACTGTAACGCAAGACTCCAGTCAACCCGCGCTCACTACCGAAGCCGATCGCCTCCTCGAACAACTCCGCACCTGGAGCCAGCACGACCCCGACTTTTGCCGCATCGAGCGCACCAATTTCAGTGGCGGGCATGACATCGATGTACGGGTGGGGGATACCTGGTTCACCATTTGGGCTACAACTTTTGGTGCCATTTCCAGCAGTGGGTTAGCGATGCTGCTGTCGGCATTGATGAGTGCGATCGCCATCAAAGAATGGTTGTTAGACCTTGAATTTTACAAGCACTCCGAAACAAGTGAATTGCGCTGGGATGTAATGGTTTACTCTGCTGGGCGTTTAGCAGTAGACGAGCCATACAGAGGTGATCATACGCAAGCCGCGATCGCACTCCTCACCGCTTTCCTTGCAGCATTGGAGGGTAAGCATGGGCATTCATAACCGCGAACCCCTGCGCCAGAAAGAGCGCGTTGCTTCAATGCAGGCAAAGAATCACAAGCGGGTACTAGAGGCGATCGCCCGCTTGTCGCTGACAGGCAAACCATTTAGCAAACAGGAAGTTTTGCTTCAGGCAGGTTTGTATGTCACAGGTCACAGGGCAAGGACGTACATCGATCGCGCCCCTGAGTTGTCGGAAGCGTACCAAGCAGCGATGCAAAAGATGGAGGTTGGCGCATGACTGCAAAGTTACCCAAACGTCCCAGAGCTTTTTACTGCGGCAATGAAGACGAAGGCAAGATTAGTTTTTTGCATTCCATTAATCAAGCCTTGCGGGGTAAGGCATGGGAAAACGTGAAACCATTGCCCGCATACGATTGTTTTGCAGAGCTTGGTTTTGTGCCCGCTGGCTTACTCTTTCAGAATGGCTGGTGGTTTCACTGCACAGAATGCGATCGCAGCTTTGATGTCGATTGTTGGGACTATGACAAAGACGTTGCACTCCATCCCGTGTTTGAGCGCGATCGCCGCTTCTGCTCTCAAGCTTGCCGCAACACTTGGCATCAGAATGAGCAAAAGGTAGCCAGGCTTAAGGCGGAGGCGATCGCGATCGTAACAGCTAAATATCCAGGCAGCGTCATTCAGCTTGCTTACGTCAGCTTGGCGTACCTGGATCGACCAGACAAGCAGCGTGTTGATTTTAAAGTTCTAGGCGTGGCAGGTGCCGTTGAGTGGACAAGCGAACAGCCTGATACGGTGTCGGTCCGTAGATGTGACGTAGAAGCTTGGCAGGCATACAAAGCTGGCTTGGAGGTAAGCGCGTGATACTAATCAGCCCAGAAGCGATCGCCTACCGTCACCGTGCCAGCCTGAGGACGATCGACGACCTGCAATACCTCTGCAACTTTTACAGCATCGTTCCGAGCCCTGCCACGTTAGAGCGGGTATGGCTGAAGTTGCAGCAAAAGGAGGTAGGGTTTTGATTGCTGCTCTCACGCCTTTCCCCGGCTCTAAAACCGATTTCAAATATGATGGCGTACTTTACCCATCGTTAACGGCTAAAGCCATCTGTGAACCGTTCATGGGTGCGGCGTGTCGTTCGATGATTAACCATCATCTACCGACGACCTTGGGCGAGATTAATGCAGCCCAACGGGCAATCGCGCTGGCTTTGCACAACCCGCAAGCTTATAGCGACAGTTACAAAGAAGCGGCTGAGCGTTTTTGGGGTGGCACGAACGGCTACCGCATTCTCGCTTACGCAGGGAGAAAGAAAGCGCAGACGCTTCTTGGTGAAAGAGAGCCGGAGCTTTGCGCCACTCTGACAGTCAACTGGCGATCGCTAACTGCTGACCTCTACAGATGGATGTACAGCGAATCAGATTGGAAGCTGGCAGGCTACTACGCTTTTTGTATCCGTGCCTGTTTTGGCAATGTGATGCGCCTCAATCCCCAAGGGACGCATTTTAATGTTGCTTGGCATATCGATAAGCTGAAAAACGCCTGTGAATACAGCCCTGAACGATGGCTCAAAGCACTGCAAGCAATTAACTGGAATCCTACTGTGTTGCCTTGTTGGGAGGCAGCGATCGCGGCTGTAGTTGAGCCTGCATCGACGTGGTTGTTGCTTGACCCTCCTTATTGGGTACCGGGCGATCAGGAAAAAATGACACCGTGTTACCCAGGACACTCGATCGGTACTAACGGGGCGCACGAAGAGACATTTAGGTTGGCTGTTGACTCGTTGCAGGCAGGCTTAGAGCGCGGGTTTAGTCAGATTACCGTTTGCAATTATCACTCAGACAAGCTTGATGCTGCGCTGACTGCGCTGATGCAGGACGCAGGGTACAGCTACAAAGCGGTGTTGATGGGTGAATGCAAAGCTTTGGGCAACAGCAACGGGCGCTACAAGCATGGGCAGCGGGTAGACAAGCGCGATCGCCCTGTCGAGATGATCTACCAGGTTGAACGACAGCAGCGATCGTACTGGCAGGGTTTGAGCACGTCGCAGAGAAGTGAGCAGTTAAGTTTGCTGGAGGTTGCTTGATGGACAAACTCACTAAGGGAAACGCGATCGCAGGCTTAACCGTGATCAAGCATTCCAAGTCTGGAAATCCCCTGTACGACCAGACAGGCGTGCTGCAACCAATACCTGACGGGTGCGAGAGCATCTGTCCTGACCAACCCGATCGCGTGGTCTACCGCTGCCCCGGTCGATCGGGTTACTGGGTCAGCATCTTGTTTGAAAGGCGTGCCAAACCAGAGCATGTCTATCTCCAGGATCTAGAAATTGCACCAAGCAACGAAAAGCGCTCTCAGCCCCCTGAAAGCGCTCAAGCAGTAACATCTAATCTCTGAGATTATGCCGTATAAACTTCAAACCGCCGAAAGTATTGAAAACTACGATCGCAAAAAAGCAACGGCGATCGCCATTTTGAAGCAACGCGCCAACACGTTGTATGGGCTACCTGTCGATCGCTTTGCCCGTAGCTGTGGTATCAGGCTCAACAAAACGTACAAGCCGAGCACGCCCTGGAGTCGTCGTTGGAGCAAGCAGCTTAAGAGTTTTGTAGCGGCGCTGACCGCCGATGGCACGATCGTGGTACAGAAAACATTTCCACTTATAACTAACGAACCTTATCGGGTTTATTTGGCTGGCACACAACCGCCGTTTCAGATGCTGCGGAGCTACACCAGCTACAAACGAGCGCAAGGACGTGAGAGAGAAGCTCTGCCAATCCACCCTCGCTCTCTCAGGGCTGATGACCTGCAACCCAAAGAAAAGAGCATCAAACAAGCGTTGTTACAGCTAACGGAGAATGACTACGACTGGCGGAGTGTGAGCGCGATCGACGCTTTGTTGTTGGACGAGAAAATAGCAGATTACGTCATACGAGGAAGCCTTTGCCGCATTTGTCAGCATTTAGCCGCGATCGGCGTCTTCCAACGGCAATATTTTGGCAAGGATTTAAGCTACCGCCGCACACCTGACAATGAAAAGCATTTTGACATTGGTTGTCAGGTCATCACGCTACCGGGTACCCCTTCTGAGAAATACGGCATCGTACAGGCTGTACAAGATCACCCTCTGTATCCGACCGTGCAGCAACTTACGGTGGCGTGGGAAGACGGGACCCGATCGCTCACCAGCAATGAACTAACTTATGTTTGCGTCACAGCGGAGGAGCAATCAGCATGAGAACACTACTTGACGCGCTTTATGCTGGCATTCCTGCCGCTGATCACGAGTGCTTGACTTTACTCCTGAAGCACCCGCTCATTCGCCGGGAGGCAAAGCATCATTTTGAAGCAGGGAGTCGATCGCTCCGGGGTCAACGAGAAGGATTGAGACGGGCGATCGCGTACCTCAGCATTCAAATCAGTCCGTTAGCTGAACAACGGGGCAGGCAAAAAGGGCAGAGACCAGCCAGCGCACCAAAGACAAAAGCTTTGATCACTCGGTTGCGCTCAGAAAACCGCTGGCTGTTGTCGAGTGAATTTACCAAAGAAGAGCGATCGCTGCTTGGCTCCGCTGTTTATCGCCAGCTTGTAGTCAAACGGAGGCACGCGGGTAGCACGCGGTTGCAAGAGTATGGGTTGCCTGCATGGGTAGAGACGGAAGGAGCGATCGGGTTGGAGGTAGTAGTGGCAGGAGTTGAGTCTCAGGAGGTTTCCCCATGAAACTTACCTACTACCCCACCTACCCTCCGTTCCATCTCAAGCTGTCGCGGCTAGCGCTGCTCTGGCAAAGAGAGCACGCGGCTCAGTCCCCCGTTCAGCGACGGTCGCCATGATGCTAGCCCTGTTAACGGCAATTTCTCTGAGCTTCACTGTCAAGTCAATGTTTGACCTCGTTGCTGCTACCAAAAGCGCGATCGCGACTCACAAAAAATGCCGCCAACTTGAACGCGAACTAGACCTAGAAACGCAGAAAGAAACCCTGGAAACGCTCTATCGCAGGTACTGATGATGTCTAAACGTTACTCAAAACCCATGCTCAAGCTCTTGCACAGATTAGGTAACTTCTTAGCAAGGCACGATCGCCTGCGTGTCATCCTCGACGACCAAAGCGGGTCGGTCTACCTGGAGCGCTATTTCTTGCTGTTTCAGGGTCGTAAAGATGGACAAAACAGCAGCAACATTCAAGAACCACCTTTTAATCTACTGCTCGTTGCCGTTCCTGTGCCTGTGCGATCTGCTCAGCCATCCATAGCCTTGTCTCTTCCTCCGTGCGGAAGCGCCGAATCGCTCCCAGCACAGGGAACCACTTGATATAAGCCGTAAAGGGAAGGGCAAGGATCGGATCGTGGCTGTAGTGCCCAAGCTTCTTCCCCGTTTCATCAAACACATCAGTCCACTTCCGTCGATCGCTGTCCGCCGCAAACCGTACTATAAGCCGCTCCGTCATGACATCAACCGCCCAGGTATGCGGGTGTTTATTAAAGTCCAAAAGCTCACAAATGCGTATACCCATGCTCGCTATATTTTCTCGCTATTCAAATCGCGATCGCACTCTTGAAACGACGGGCGATCGCTTTTCTCAATCCTTAAGCTGCTACAGACTCTTCGTCAGGAATGTGGACAAGAAAATCACCTGGCTGGACTCTGTAAGCAGCGCAAATTTTATCCATTACTGGGGCTGTAGGAACTTGCGTCGGATCGTCATACAGGTTGTACGCCGTGTTTTGAGACACGCCAATATCTTTCCAAAATCTGTATCGACTTTTCCCCATGCCATCTACAAGTGGCTTAATGCGATTCCGAATCGCCATACGATCTCTCACCTTGCATCACCTCCTACGCATCTGTTCGTTGTTACTACTCATTATATACTGCTTGGGTTGCTATATCAATCCATAACGTATAGAATAAGAGAAGGCAAGGGAAACCGAGCCTGCAAACAGATGCCAGCGCTGCCAGTTTCCGAGGCTTTCAGCGCTGGCTATCCCCAAGTCATTACGTACTCAGAGGACTGCACTAATTATGGCATTATCCCCTTCTCCTGCGATCGCACCCTCTACCGCATCCCCACAGACCGAGATACTCCAGTCTTTAGCCGTAGCCCAACGTGCGGACGAGGCGCTACGAGTTTACCGAAAAGTGGCAGCGCAGCAAGTGATCGAGACGCAGCGCGTACCAGCAAAGACAACCCCGCAGACGTTTTACATCACAGCGATCCATCCCGATCGACCTGTCGATCAAATCGAGCGCCTCACAATTCTGATGGAAAACGAGTGGGAAGACGAGGATGCACTCATCAACCTCGTCACCAATGCATCAGGCTTCCTGGAAGTGATGCAGGCAGTACGTCAGCATCCAGAGTTCCAGAACAAGCGCTGGTGTTTTCGGGAAAGTTGGGGGGAAGGCGAGTCCCCGTTTTAGTTTTTCAAAGCGGTCTTCTGAGGCTACCGCTTCGGTTTCTTGTGCGTGTTCGGGCGTGAGCGACGACGCGATCGCCCCTTCTAATCTTGCAAAATTGAGGTTTTATGCAAAAAATTGACGACCTGCGTGATGCCAACCTGAGTGGTGCCGACCTGAGTGGTGCCAACCTGAGTGGTGCCAACCTGAGTGGTGCCAACTTGAGTGGTGCCGACCTGAGTGATGCCAACTTGCGTGGTGCCAACTTGAGTGGTGCTGACCTGAGTGGTGCCGACCTGAGTGATGCCAACCTGAGTGGTGCTGACCTGAGTGGTGCTGACCTGAGTGGTGCTGACCTGAGTGGTGCTGACCTGAGTGGTGCTGACCTGAGTGGTGCCAACCTGAGTGGTGCCAACCTGAGTGTTGCCGACCTGAGTGGTGCCAACTTGAGTGGTGCTGACCTGAGTGGTGCCGACCTGAGTGATGCCGACCTGCGTGATGCCAACCTGAGTGATGCCAACCTGAGTGGTGCTGACCTGAGTGGTGCTGACCTGAGTGGTGCTGACCTGAGTGGTGCCAACTTGAGTGGTGCTGACCTGAGTGGTGCCAACCTGAGTGGTGCCAACCTGAGTGGTGCGATCGGTATTGGCGAGCAATCTGAATATGCTGTTGGGCTGGTGAAACAAATCGCAGAGATTGTGCTAGCCGACAACTCAAAACTACAAATGGATAAAGTGCATGTGTGCGAAACAACTCATTGCTTAGCGGGTTGGGTTTGCACACTGGATCAAACTGCCAAGACGCTAGAGCCAATTTTTGGTTGGAACGCCGCAGCTTGCTTAGCAGTGCCGATCCCTGCGTTTACAGACTTATTTTTTGCTGACAACGCCACCGCGATCGCCTTCCTTCAGAAAGTGCAGAGCGGTGCCATTGATTTGAGCCGTAGGACGATCGCGCACAAACTTGACGCAGGAGAGCAATGAGCAATTTAGCGACAGTACCAACCAGTGAAGCCTTTCATATCGATCGCGCTCAAGCAATGACGATCACAGAAAAAGTGATTGCTGAAAACGGCAATTTATATCAATTAACGGGTGGAGAACGCAAGCTTTACTACCTTGCGATGTGCGATCGTTACGGACTTGATCCTTATAGCAACCCTTTTGATTATATGAAGGGGAAAGACCGCAGCGGCAATCAAATCTTGACGCTTTATCCAAACAAGAAAGCTGCCGAACAATTTGGCTACCGGAAACGTTTGGATGTACGCATTGTAGAGAAAACAATCACCGACGGCACAGCTATTGTTACCGTTATTGTTACCGATAACAGTCGCGTGATTGAAGAGATTGGTGCTGTCGAAATTACGAGCTATGTGAAAGCGGGTGATGCCCTCAAGAAAGCGTTAACACAAGCGAGGCGGCGCGGTATTCTTGCCTTTTGCGGGTTTTCCCCAGACGGGCATGATGACAACGCTATCCCTTCTGAAGCGCTTGATCATGGCATTGAAGCCACAGTGGTGGATGCCGCAATTTTGAGCGAACCATCAACGTTCGATCGACAGCCAACAATGGACGCGATTACTGCTGGAATAAAGCGCTTGGGATGGTCAAAAAAACAGGGTAGTGAGTATCTTCAGCGAGCCTACGGCAAGCCGACACGCGATCAGTTAACCGATGCCGAGTTGACTGATTTTGCTGATTATCTCGAAAGTTTCAAAGCGCAGCCAGAAGTAGCGCAAGCAGAGTCGATCGACGTTGGAAATTCTGCTACCGCTGATGAATTTCCTGCCTTGGATTAGCCCTTTATTCCTGAGAGTCATGGTTAACACGAAGTTTGGTTATGCGAAACGGGCAAGAATTTTAGCAAAGACCCAAAACCTTTGCTGGTATTGCGGTTGCGGGTTTGATGAATTGACGGACGATCTAAGTAAAGCGCCGTGTCTCGATCACGTCATACCTCAGTCAAGAGGCGGCACTCATGACGAGGAAAACTTAGTCGCATCATGCCGCCTCTGCAACGCACGTAAATCCAGCAAAAGTCTTGAAGAGTTCAGGTCAAGCCTGTACTGGAAAAACTCTGCTGAGTATCGAGCCATCTGTCGTCTTGAACAAGCAATGGAAGAAGCGTCAACGCCTTTTGATGCAGAAATTGTTAAGGCGATTGCATACCTGAAAAGCCAGATTGAGCCAATTGTTTTCTACGGCGAAACACTCACGACGATCGCGGGGAGCACTCAGCCATGAAAACTCATTACGAACGCGAGCGGATTATTTGGGATGCAGCACTATCCCCCACCGAAAAGCTGTTTTTACTTTGCCTGAATAGCTTTGTTGATTCTAAGGGTGAGTGTTTTCCTGGCAAGGAGACGATTTCGCAAATGTGTGGTGTTGACGTGCGAACGGTGACACGCATAGCACAGAGGCTCATAGAAGCTGGTGTGCTTTCAAAAGACTCCAGACGTTTAGGCAGCAGACAACAATCAAATCTTTACCGTATTCGGTTTTCTGCTATTCCGCAAAGCGCTCAAAAACCACAGATCGAAGCTGTTGATTTTCAGCAGGACATTGCGTCCAAAACTCAGCAGGACAATTTGTCACCCTCAATCAATTCTCAGCAGGACATTCGATCCACTTCAGCAGGACATTCGATCCACTTCAGCAGGACACTGTGCCACCCGATCTATCCATTGATCTATCCATTGATCTATCCAGAGAGAAAAGAGAGCGCTCCCCCGAGGTTGAACGATCGCAATCCGAACCAGTAACCCCACAGTTACCCGCTCCGAGTAGTCATGCAACCGAACCTCCCGCAGCGAGTAGCGCTGGCTCAGAGGCGAAAAATACTGCCCCGAATTTTCCGAAAAAAGAAAAATTGAGAGATCCGATGGGCGATCGCCTTCGTGCTGGAGCCAACGTGCATCGCTATCCGGCGTTAGTCGAAGCTGGCTTTGGCGCTGTGTGGGTTGGTCCTGGGTTCCGTGATTTTGCTCCTGATGTTGTGAGGGCTGCGTGTCGTCATAAGGCTAAAAACAACTTGCCTGACGAGTACGCAGACGGACAGACCTACATTGCCAACGCTATCCGCGACGAAAACTGGGCAGCGATCGAGATGCTTGTAACGGCTGTAGAAACCCAGTCGAAGCTATCATCTGCCCCCGCCTATGAAGTCCTGCCGATCGAGCCACTTCCAGACCGGGACCCACCCCCCACGCCAGAGCAAGCCGCGCAGAAGTTGGCTCACATCAAAGCTCTGATTGCCAATGCCAACAAGCCGAAGGAATCAGCCCATGCAAGCCACTGACCGCAACGAACTATTGCGCCTTGCCGATCGTAAGCAGCCGCAGAATATCGACGCTGAAGAAGCCATTATTGGCGGTTGCCTGCTAGACCAGAACGCGATCGCACGAATTGCCGACACACTTCCCGCTGAGGCGTTCTACCTAGCCGCGCACCGTGAGATCTACCGCGCCATGCTGGTGCTGCACGCCGAAGGCAAGACGACCGATGTGATGACTGTCCTCGCCTGGTTGAGCGATCGGGGGTTGCTCCAGAAGATAGGCGGTCAATCGAAGCTAGCCAGCCTCATGCGGGAGTGCGTCAGCGCTGTCAACATCGACCAACACGCGGCTCTGGTCAATGACAAATACTTTCGCCGTCAAATCATGGCGCACGGGCAAGAGCTAACGGTCAACGCTGGCGATGGCACGCTAAGCCAAGCCGCGATCGTCGAATTGCTGCAAAAGGAAGCCTACGCTTTTGCACAACAGCAGGTTGATCAAGGGGCAGAACCTGTCAGAGAAACATTGCAGACCGTTTTCAACGAAGTGCAAGAGCGCTCAGTCCTCAAGCGTCCAGTCGGCATTTTGAGCGGATTCTATGACCTTGATGCAATGACGCAAGGCTTTCAGCGCGGCGATTTGATCATCGAAGCCGGACGGCCATCAATGGGTAAAACAGCGTTTCTGCTGAACCTTCTTGTGGTTGCTGCCATGCACGACATTCCGGTGCTGCTATTTAGCTTGGAGATGAGCAAAGAAAAGCTGGCTTATCGGTTGCTGGCCTCCGAGTCGCGGATTGAAACTGGGCGCTTAGGGGCTGGGCGGATTACGGACAACGAATGGGTGCCTTTGGTCGAGCACGTTAATCGGCTTTCATCGTTGCCAATCTGGGTCTATGACAAGTCCGCGCCGTCGATCGCAGACATCCGCGCGATCGCGCGTACCGTGCAAGCCGAAGCCGGAACGCTGGGGATGATTGGGCTTGATTACTTGCAGTTGATGGAGTTGGGCGATAACTCCGTGCAAGGTTTAGGGCGCATCACCAAAGGACTGAAAGGGCTGGCGAGAGACTTTGATTTACCAGTCCACGCACTGTCGCAGCTCAGCCGAGGGGTAGAGTCGCGCACCAACAAGCGCCCAATGATGTCGGATCTGCGTGAGTCAGGAGCGTTAGAGCAAGACGCTGATCTGATCCTCATGCTCTACCGAGCGGAATATTATGAACCGGATACTCCAGACCGTGGTATTGCGGAACTCATCATTTCCAAACATCGTAATGGTCCTACGGGAACCGTCAAACTTCTGTTTGAACCTGAGTTCACGCAGTTCCGGAACCTCGCCGGGCGGAGGAATTCGATATGAGCACAATTACAGGACAAGACCCCTGGTCAGTTGAACCCGGAGTTCTGCGAGTGGCTCATGGGATTCCCAATTGGGTGGACAGAATAAAAGGCTGTGGAAACGCTGTCGTTCCTCAAGTGGCTGCGATCGCGCTTCGGCGGGTATTTGCGGAAGGTGTTCCATGAGCGCTCTGGATGAGGATCGAGAACGCCGCGTCTACCAAGCTTTTCTCTCCCTCCCCTCCTCCCGTCTTCCTACTCCCCCCTTCCACCTCACCCCCTGGACACGCATCAACGACCCGATCTGGTTTAACCTTCTCCGCTCCGAAGTGCAAGCCGCCATTGACTACCTCGAAGGCAGAGCCGACAGACCCCAACCACGACAACGCACAGACGCGCTACTCGCCACGCTCCGTTACCTCAAACCCCTCTTGGAATGTATTTCTGATGAGAAACCTAAGCTTGTTTGATGTCGATCGCCTGACGTTGCCCAAAGCGATCGACCTTACTGTCCAGTCTTTGAACCATTACGGACAGTGCTACAAACATTGGGCGGTCAGTTTCTCTGGTGGAAAGGACAGCACAGCCACAGTGACAGTGCTTTGCCATCTAATCGAATCTGGGCAAGTTAATCCTCCAGAATCGTTGACTGTGCTTTATGCGGACACCTTGCAGGAACTGCCGCCGCTACACCTTGCCGCTCTAAACCTGCTCAGCAAATTACGCGATCGCGGCATCGCTACCCGCGTCGTGAAACCTGACCTAGACCACCGCTATTTTGTTTACATCTGTGGTCGTGGGGTACCACCACCATCCAACGTGTTCCGCTGGTGCACACCAAAGCTCAAGGTCATGAGTATGGAGCAAGCACTGGAAGCGTTGAGACAGGAGTGCGGTGAAAAGTTGCTAATGCTGACTGGTGTGCGGGTGGGCGAAAGCGCCGTCCGTGATCAACGTATTGCTGTTAGCTGCACAAAAGACGGTGGTGAATGTGGACAAGGCTGGTTCCAACAGTCTTCCGTCGACGCGATCGCGGACACATTAGCGCCGATTTTGCATTGGCGTGTTTGCCATGTGTGGGACTGGCTGACTTTACATGCTTCAGAACTTGGTTTTGACACTTGGGAAGTAGCGGCGGTCTACGGTATGCACAACATTGATGGTGAAGAACCTCTCAATGCGCGTACGGGTTGTTTTGGTTGTCCTTTAGTTCAAAAGGACTCAGCCCTGGAACGACTATGCCAGCAACCTGATTGGGTGCATCTCACGCCATTGTTGCAATTGCGATCGTTGTACTGGGAGGTACACAAGCCTGAATATCGCCACCGTCAACCGCCAGGTGAACGCCGCAAAGACGGCAAATTGGCAGCTAAACAAAACCGCTTAGGGCCACTAACCCTGAGCGCAAGGCGTTGGCTGCTAGGGCAATTGCTTGAAATTGAGGCAGAAGTGAACCGACTAGGAACATTGAACGATCGCCCTCATTTTGAATTGATTGGTGATGCAGAGATCGATCGCATTCGTCAACTGATTCAAGCCAAAACTTATCCAAACAAGTGGAGCGGCACAGAACCGCGCGGCGACGCGTTGTTAGAAGAAATCAAGCAAGACGGATCTGTACAAAAGAACCTTTTTGCAGCCTTGAGCCTTTAGGAGAAAAGTCAAATGCAACAAGCTAAATCAAAACGGCGGCATGGTAGAAGGTTGGGCGATCGCTATGCTACCAACCGCTTGGTGAGGCAATCCCCGCCATGACCGAGCCTGTTATTCCCGACCCGCCAAAGTCACGCCGCAAGAAAGCCGCTCCCACCATCAAACCCCCGCACGCTCAATGCCCTGACTGCAAATGTCCTGATCGCTACCATTCCGTCACTCAGATCGACATTGAAGATTGGCGCTGCCAGCACTGCCACCGTTTTCTCGCCTGGATTAAACACCCCATTTTCAACCTTTAAAAACCATGAACACCGCAACGCTAGAACCAACGATCGCAGCAAAAGAGCGACCCATTTTATTTTCAGGGGCAATGGTAAGAGCAATCCTGGAAGGGCAAAAAGACGCAGACCAGGAGAGCGATAAAACCTCAGCCGTTGCCAACTGCACAAGAATTTGTGCGATGGACTGTGCAGGGAGAACGGCGGTACAGAGGCAGAACACCGCTGTGGATTGCTTGCCTCAAGGGTGGATTTGGGCAGGAATACGGATGTCCCTATGGCGATGTAGGCGATCGCCTTTGGGTGCGCGAGACGTGGTGTTACTACGGCGCTGGCGATGCCCACCTTGGCTACAAAGCGACCGATGAAATCTGCCCTGACGCGATCGACAAATGGAAGCCGTCGATCTACATGCCCCGCGCAGCATCACGCATCATGCTCGAAGTTACAGAAGTTCGTGTGCAACGGCTTCAAGACATCAGCGAGGAGGATGCGATCGCGGAGGGTATACCAAAAGATGACTGGTTTGGACTGCTTACGGTTAAGCGAGACTTCCAGGAACTCTGGAATGCCATCAACGAAAAGCGCGGTTATGGGTGGGATAGCAACCCTTGGGTGTGGGCTGTCAGTTTTGAAGTTTTGCTTCCTACCCCTTTGCACTCACAAGAGGATACAGCTTCCTGAAAATAATTATGAAACGATCGCAACGTCAAACCAAACAACGTAGCTGCTCAAAATTGGTCATCAGTCGCGCTCCCCACACTGACGACTACGATCGCGTCACCTTGTCTTGTGGGCACGAACGACTGGTCAATTTTGAGCGACCACATCACATCTGCTTTATTTGCCAACAGGCAGAGTATGGAAGCAGCGCCCATACGTTCAATTGGTGCTTGCAAACAGCGCATGGGTTTGTGTTAACAACGACCCATTTGTTTAAGCCCGTTGAAAGTGTCGATCGCACCTGCGTGAAGCGCTTTAGAGACAGGCGATCGGCTCAGGCATACGCTAAGACTTTAAGGGTTTCTGCCAACCTGGGACCGATACGTTGGGACACGCTTTTAGAAGAGGATGCGGCATGACACCTTGCCTGATCATCGCTCTTTGCTTCCTGTTCTCAACCCTCGCAGTGCTAGCGATCGCCGCTTGCCAGTTACGCTTTCCGCACCAACCTGACGCACTGGAGGTGTTGGAGCAAAGCCAATACGTTGATGAAACTGAAGTGATTCAAAACTGGGGGAATGTTTTTCCGCCACATCCGCCTGATGAAACTGAGGAGAGCGATCGATGATGGGAGTTGACTACTATCACGAAGGCAACATTGGCGTGATCGCCTTTAAGCAAGAGCGTCAACTAGAAAAGCTTTATGTCTGGGTTGCGATCCAGCACTAGGATTACGAGCCTGGTAATCAGTGGGGTGTGTTTTTTAACGAAGCCGCTGCTGTCGCTAAAATGCGGCAACTCCAGGACGCTGGCTACTCGGCAGATGGATGGTACGTCATTGAGTTTGAAGTGGAGGGCGATCGCAATGCCAACCAGTAACAAAATCATCACGTTTGAAGCAGCGATCGCGGCTCTAAACCCCACTCGGTTTGCCGCGCTGAAACCTAAAGCCAAGCTGACGCTTTTGGGCGAAACGGTGTTGCTGATGTTGAGCGAACAGGTGACGACAAAAGAACGGGAGAAGTTGAGGGTGGCGATCGGTAGGGTGCAGAGACGAACAGGCAAGAGCAGGAGCGATCGCACCAAGGCTGAGAAACGCATTCATTACATTGGTATACCATGCAAAGCTGATCTTCGCGCAGGCGGACGCTGGCACTCCAGCACGATGAGCAGCAATAGCAATCCGCAAGCAGTGACGTGCAAAGGGTGTTTGAAAGTGATGGCAAAACCAATTAATTTTAGGGACGAGAAGTAATGACCTGGCAACTATTAAACGAAAATATTGAAGCATTCACTCAGCGACAAGAGGCGCTAGAGAAAATTGCTAAAATTGTTGCTGAGCATCCCGACTGGCACAACACCGCTCCAGAATTGAAAGTCTATCTACAAACAGTTTTGCAAAAAGCGGCTTAGACCCACAGATCAACGGCTTCAATTTCTCCTCTTTGACAAAGAACTTTCTTAACCAGTAGACGATAAATCGTGTGTTTATCTTCTTGCCTGATTTCTCTCCAAAAAGCAGGATTAGAGCAAGCTTTCAGTGCTTTCTCTCTGCTTGGTTGTAGCGTCACCGTCTCTTGTATTGCTGCCGTCTCAATCACAGCAATATCTGACTGGATACCCGCGATCGCAGCTTCAATATGAGAGTTTGCTGGCAACCCTACTAAGGTAAACAATTGTTCTCTAAGCTCCAAAAGTTCAGGCTTTTCAGCTATTTTTTGTTCTGCTTGAGTAGCCCGTATGGCTATCGCTTCAGCCCTGCTAACAAGAGCAGCAATAATCGCTTTCTGAATGTTTTCGGTTCTTATATATTTTCGGTTAGAACAAGATCGCCGCACGCCGTTATAGCAACGATAGTAAATAGTAGGATTGGCGCGATCGTGCTTATAAGAAACTGACATACTGCTGCCACATTCAGCACAATAAATTAACCCAGTTAACGGAAACCGCACTGGATCAGCTTTGAAGCCATGATGTTTCTGCCTGAAGCGCAAAGACTCTTCCACTTCTAAGCGCTCTTGCTGAGTGAAAAGCGCTGGATGGTTGTTGTAGTAAATCGTCGTAGCGCCGCGTCGGTTGTGTCGGTCGTACCAAAGATTCCCGTAGATTGTTTCGCATTGCAGCCAGGTTTTGATGCCCCCTGGCGAACGTGGGATTTTAGCCAAATCCTTGTGCTCAACATTAATGGCTTGTGTGGTCTTGATCAGCCCAACAGCAATCACTGATTGCCGTAGCCACCGTGCGACAACTTCTACGTCTGCATCGATCTCTAGCCGCTTGTCAATGATTCTGTAACCAAAAGGGGCGTGAATCGGCATCTTATTGGCTCGGATGCCGTCATAGCCCGCATTAATCCTTTCTTGGATTAACTCGCGCTCTAGTTGTGCAAACACAGCTTGCATCTGTACGTTTGCTCTGCCTGACGCTGTGTCAATGTCAATTTTCCCGTCAAGCGAAGTAAATTTAACTTTTCTCTCAGCAAACAAGTCGATCGCATCAACCATCTGACGGGTTGATCGCCCTAACCTAGTAAGCGAACAAACGACAACCTCTTTGACATTGCCCGCCTCAATCAACGCCAACAGTTCTTTATAGCCAGGTCGCTGCTTGCTGGCTCCACTCATGCGATCGGTAAGAATGCGATCGCAGCCGTACCGCTGCAACCGCTGTATTTGCCAAGCTAAAGCCTGATTTTGCTCTGACTTCAGCGTTGACTCCCTAGCGTAGCCGCATTTCATGATACAATAATAGTCTACACATTAAATATTCCAGGATTGTATCATGCCTCAGGCGATTAATCTGTTAAACCGTAGATTTGGTTCTTTATTGTGTGTTGAGAAAACTGAAGAACGCAATACTGGCAGTATTGTTTGGGTTTGCCAATGTGATTGTGGAGTTACTGAGAAAGTACCAGGTTATCTTTTGACTTCAAAAAGTAGAAATAGGCAAAAAACAAATTGTAAGGTATGTGCTAAGAACAAGATTGCTATAAATCTTTCAGGGAAAACATTTTCAAGTTTTGAGGTTTTAAATAAAAGCGAAAAGCGTGTCTCAGGGTTAATAGCGTGGAATTGTCGGTGTACCTGTGGTGTTTTAGAAGTTGTTAAGACCGCAGATTTGCTTTCTGGAAGTAGGAAAAGGTGTAGACAGTGTGCGCGCTTATTAAAGATAAAAGTTTCTACCAAGCATCAAATGTGCTACACGAAAACTTATAGATCGTGGTCTGAGATGCTTTCTCGATGCACTTGCGAAACGAATGCTAGCTATCCCCGTTATGGTGGTCGGGGTATTAGCATTTGCGATCGTTGGCTAGGCAGGGAAGGATTCATAAACTTCTTTGCTGACATGGGCGAAAGGCCAGAAGGAATGACATTGGATCGCCACCCAGATAACAACGGCGATTATGAACCAGAGAACTGCCGTTGGGCTACACCAAAAGAACAAGCGTTAAATCGTCGGTCTAGCGTCCTTATAACTTTTCAAAACAAAACACAAACCGTATCGCAGTGGTCAGAAGAACTTGGCATTCATTCGGAGACTATTCGATTTAGGCACAAAAAAGGATGGGGCGTTGATGACATTTTTAAGAAGACAAAAAAGCGTCAGCGCCATAGCGCTTAAAAACTTGTAGCCGACGTGCATATCCCAATATCATGCCGATAGGAAAGATGAGAGTATGTCTTCAATCAGCATACTATCATTTCGTGATTATCGTAAACGTCCTGAGCCGTCCATTCAAATGGCAACTGGGCTTCCAGTAGAGCATGGGCGGGACCAACAGCAGTGGTCGGTGGTAGCAATCCTAACCGAATGGCAACACGATGATGGTGGCTATCGACAGGTAAGGCACGTCGGCGCAGTTGGCTAAAGGACAACACCGCTGCGCTGGTTTTGGGTCCGACCCCAGGCAGCGATTCTAACCAGGCTCGTGCTTCAGGAACCGGAAGGTCTGCCAAAAAAGCGATCGACAGGCTACCACACCGATCGCCAATCAGCCTCAACACCTGCTGAATACGCGGCGCTTTTTGTTCTGCCCAGGTACAGGCGGCGATCGTCCGCTCTACGTCTTCCACAGGCGCATCACGTACTGCTTTCCAGTCGGGATATTGCTTGCGAAGTGCTTTGAATGCACGACCCGAATCGGCATTGCGGGTGCGGTGAGAGAGGAGAGACGACACCAATTCACTGAGCGGATCGAGGCTATGGAAGTAGGCGATCGGGCATTTATACACATCACATAGTCGCTGATGGATCAGCACGGCTCGTTGTTGAAGCGCTGGTAGATTGGTCGATGTCATAGCAGGCAAACGTGAGGCTAAGGATCGTAGCTTTATGAAGGTGCCATTCTGTGCGTAGGGGCGTGGCAT